TGACGACATCGTTTATCGCCTGCGCAAGTGGACGGTCTCGGTCAACGCAGTCCCGTGCGGAGACCTCATGGACGAGGCGGCGGACGAGATCGAGAGGATGCGCCTCGAAGCCACCATCCGAGACGAGACGAGGGCCTGCCCGCCGGGAGGGCGCGATCCTGTGCAGCAGTCCGTCCTCGATGCGCTGGACCTCGCGCAGTCGCTCTTGTTTGACATCTCCGTGTCGGTCAATGCGAACGGGATAGGCAAGAAGAGAGACCTGATCGCCTGCGTTCGCGCCGCCACCCTCTGCTCCGACGATGCGAGGAAGACCCTCCACGCTGCCGCTGACGCCCTCTGGCGGGAACGTCTTCGCCAGCGACAGATCGCTGCGACGTGTCGCCCAAACGGCGAAACTGCGACAGATCAGACGGCCGCCCCTGCCCCTGCCGAAAGCCTCGGTGCCACCGAGGTCGCTGATGTAGGCGGGGCGGGGGCGTGCCCATACGTCGTCGGCCGCACGACGCAGTACTGCTCCCTGACGCCGTTCACCCTCACCGACGAGGAGCGGGAAGCAATCAAGCAGGCGATCCACATAGTTGACTGGCAGCAGGCGTACTTCTCGCACGCGGGTCTTGGTCAGCCGCTGCCGTCAGCCACGCTCCGCTCCCTGCTGGAGCGAACCAAGTGATCAGCGTCTTTCTCGTGACCAACGGCGGCAGCGGCGAGGACGGTGACGAGTGGCACCTCAAGTCCATTCACGCCACAAGGCAGGGCGCGGAGGCCGACGCTGCCGACGCGAATAAGCAATGTGGGTTCAACGAGTGGGAGGCGGAGGAGTGGGCCGTGCAGGGCAGCCCGCTCACCGACGATGAGCGAGACGTCCTTGGCCGAGTAGCGAACGACGCCTCCTATCGGGCGATGGGATGGACGGAGAAAGTGGTTCGCGGGCTGCTGGAGCGATGCACGCCAGACCACACGGGAGAGCCCCGCCGATGACTGACATCCTCGAACGTCTCGCCGACTGGGTCTACACTCCGCGGCTGTACGCCACCGCCGAGGACGCCCGCACGGAGATCGCCGACCTACGGCACGAGGTCGAGCGCCTTCGCCTTGGGCACAGGTACGAGCGGGCCCGGGCGGATCACATCACAGGGGAGGCCGACGAGTGGCGCAGCATCGCCGACGGGGTGCGGGCGGAGTTGTACGCCCTCAACGCCAAGTATCGTCTGGCCCTCGAAGAGATCGAGGCCCTGAAGGCTAGTAGTCCCCGCGCACCTCGCGGAGGCTGCGGAAAGCGTTGTCGTTCTTCCGCCCCTGCTCGGCAATCTCCTGCTGCGCCTTCGCCTGCTGACTTGGGCTGATCTCCGGCGCAGTAAGGGCGTGCTCGACCATCTTGCCCCACGTCGGCTTGCTTGCGACTTCGGCGAACGGGTACGAGAGGGCGCCGACTGCGTAGTTGGTCGGGCTCGACGCCTCCTCCACTCCTTCTCCCGCGACTGCTTTCGGCACCTCCTTGAGCAGCCCGCCGAGGACTCCCCTGTACCCGGCCTGCATGCCGCCCTTCACTGCTGCGTAGGCGCCGCGGCCTACCCCGATCGCGGGCGTGGTCGGGTCGGCGAACTCGTGCAGCATGTCGTACAGCCACCCCGCCGTGGGCGAGTACCCGATCCCCTTGGACGCGCCGTACGCATGGACGTCGGGGGCCTGCGCCGAGTCGGCGAAGTGCTTCACGTTGTCGATGGACGCCTGACGGAGTTCGGGGTCCTTCACTCCGCGGGGCACCAGCGGGCTGGCCCTGTTGGTGGCCGTGTGCCCCCAGCCCTGCACGCCCGCGTTCGCCAACTCCCCGGGGAAGTTCTTCAGCCACTTCCCCGCGACGTTGATGACCTGCCCCGGGAGGCTCTCTGCTCCCGGGAGAATGTCCGGCTCGTCTCGCCGCACTGCCCGGCGGCTCGCCTCGGGCCACGTCACGAACGGGGTGATCGCATTCCCAACCACCCCGTCGCCGTTGTTGGTCCAAGAGTTGGCGAGGGTCTCGGGCTCGCCGACGACTTGGTTCTGCGGGTACGGTGACCCGAAGAAGTTCGAGTGCTTGGTCGGCATGCTCGCCGCCTGCTCGAAGTTGTGCCCTGCCTCCGCGAGGCGGTAGTCGGAGGCAAACTTCTGCTGCTCCGCGGACGGCTCGACGCCGTACCAAGGGGGGCTCCAAGGCCGATCGGGAACTACCGAGCCATCCTCGGCAGTTCGGTAGTTGGCCTTCTCCAGATCACGGGCCGTCGCCACCGGCTTGCGGCCGACGACCGCGTTCAGAAGGTTGCTGTCCCGCAGCACTCCGTAGAGCCGCTGGTCTCCCTCGCCGAGTAGGTAGTCGGGCAGCACGGAGTTGCCGCCCGCGGCTGCGCGCTCGTCTGCGGTGATGCCCGGCGAGTGGCCCTGCGATGCCGCCACCATCGCATCGTCGAGGGCCTCAACGAGGTAGCCCCGCATCGGATGGTCCGGCTCGCCGAGCAGGATGGATGCGATCTGGTCTGGCCCGAGGTCGGGCTCGTCGGGCAGGTATCGACCCACGACATCGGTCAGGTGCTTGCGGGTCAGGGCGAGCCCGCTGTCGACGTGTGCTTGGTTCGGATTTCCCATGACCTCCTTATGTCTCACTCGCTTCGGTCGTCGCCATAAACAAGGCGCCCCAATCGAGCAGGAGGCAACCATGCGGCACGCAATCGTCGTGCTGGTCGCTCTGGCACTCTGCCAAGCAGCGACCGCCGAGAACAGGCTGATCAGGACCGAGTGCAACGGCGGCGTGTGCCGTCGAGTCACCGTCGGCAGTGCGTGGGAGTACAAGGTCGTCGACCTGACCAACGCCATCCGGAGACGTCACGGGCTGCGTCCGCTAAAGGTCACCGAGAAGGCGATGAAGTTCGCCCGCGGCTGGAGCGGCACGCAGGCCAGACAGCGGCGCATGTACCACAGCGGCGCCGCCGGGTGGGGCGAGAACGTCATCTGGAACTACAAGTCGCCCGAGGCCATGGTCGAGGCGTGGTACGCGAGCCCGGGCCACCGCCGCAACATGCTGAACCCGAACTACAGCGAGATCGGCGTCGGCGTGGTGATGACGAACGACGGTCAGCCGTACGGCACGCAGGTCTTCAAGTAACCCCCGAGGGAACCCCATGAGCGACGAAGAGGTCATGTCGGACGGTCCGGTCGAGGATGACAACCTGCCGGAGATCGAGAACGAGGCCCCCGAGCCGGAGGCGCCCGAGGTCGATCCCGAGCCGCAAGCCGACGAGGGGCCGCCGGAGCAGAGTATCTTCTCTGCCTTCCGGTCGCTGCCCGACTTCCAAGGCGTTGACGACGACCGGGAGATCGCCGTCCGCCTCTATCAGGCGATGGAGCGCGAGAAGCAGGCAAGCCATGCGCTGGCCCAGTACCAGCAACTCCTGCCTCACACCCGGCAGTACCTCGAAGACCGCCCCGAGTACGAGAAGTGGCTGGCGTCTCGCAGCCAGCCGCAGCCTCAGCAGGCTCCGCCGCAGCAGGCGCCCCAGCAGGAGTCGTGGTGGAACCCGCCGCAACTCCGTGACGCCTACAAGCGGTACATCGTCAAGGACGAGAACGGCCGCGATGCCATCTCGCCGGACGCACCGATCGATGCCCGGCATGCGATCTCGGAGTACTTCCAGTACCGGCAGAACTTCGCCGAGAAGTTCCTGACCAACCCGGAGGAGGCGCTGTCCCCCATGGTCGCGCGCCTCGCGCAGCAGCAGGCGCAGGAGATCGTGCAGTCTCGTTTCGCCGAGATGGAGCGGCATCAGTTCGTCTCCACGCTCGAACAGTCGAACCGAGACTGGCTGTACGACCAGAGCGGGAATGTCTCACCGGAGGGCGAGGCAGCCAGAAACTACATCGAGCAGGCGAAGGCCATGGGCATCTCCTCACCGGAGGCCCGATGGAACTACGCCCTACAGATGGTTGAGCGCGACCTTCTGTATCAGGCTCGTGACGCGCAGGCGAGACAGTCACAGCAGCAGGCATTCCAGAGCGCCCTCCCGCAGACCACTCGGCAAGCGGCACCGTCGCCCACCCCGAGGCAGTCTCACGCGGAGGCCAACATGGAGTACCTGCGGCGTGCCGCGTCTCGGACCGCCAACCGGGCGGGGGCAACAACGAACAGTCCCGCGGCAGCGCGCCTCGGGACATCGTTCGAGGAACGACTGCGACTGACACTCGAAGGCGACGGGCTGATCTAGCCCCCAACACAAGGACGCACGCATGGCATCGGCCACTGATTGGGCACGCGCGATCGGGACGACGATCACCAACTACCTCCGCGAGGAGGAGATCGCCGTCCTTCGCAAGTTCCGCGTGTTCGCCGCGCTCGAAGGCTCGGGCAACGTGCTGACCAATCAGTCAGGCAGGGGCTTCTCGTGGGAGGTGAGATTCCGCAACCAGCCGGTGAGCGGAAACGATGGCACGACGGCTCGGACCTTCGCGCGCCAGAACCTCTGGAAGACCGCGAAACTCGATTGGCGCGGCTATCAGGTCACGGACGCGATCTACCGTCGGGAGATGCTGGAGAACCGCGGCCAGCAGGCGCTCATCAACGTCGCCGGGAAGATGGCCTCGCGTCTTCAGGAGTCGATGGAGCAGCACCTCGCGCGTGAGGTGTACGTCAACGGGGACGCCGTCGGGAACGAGTTGCGGTTCAACGGCCTCGACTCCATGTTCCAGTACGAAGGCACGGTGAACGTCGACACCGGCGCGCAGGAGAAGACTGCCCGCCCCGAGGACCCGTTCTGCTGGGCGAAGGACACCTACGCCACGCTCTCCACCGAACTCGGCGCCGAAGCCGGTTCGCAGTTGGAGAAGGGATCGTGGCCGAACGTCGCGTGCGACCCGGAGTATGACTACTACTCCCCGATCATCGTCAACTACACGTCCTCGTTCTTCAAGGGCGAGACCCCGACGTGGAAGGACCAGTGCGTCGAGGCCGTCCGCGAGGGCGTCCACCAGTCGAAGCGCAACGACACGAAGGAGTCGGCCATCGACCTCGTGATGCTCGACCGGCGCATGTTCATCGACTACATGAACCGGCTCGACTCGAAGGAGCGCACGATCGTCACGCGGACGAACGGCCTGAAGTCCTACGGCTTCTCGGACGTGTTCGAGCAGGACGGCGTCGAGATCAGCACGGAGTACGCGGTGCCCACGGGCTGCGGCTACGGCCTGTCGATCGCCAACATGTACCTCCACTGCATGGAGGGGCAGTTGATCACGGCCGAGGGACCGTACTACAGCGAATCGAACCAGTCGTACCGCTACGTGGCGTCCGTCCTCGCCAACATGCGCTTCGTCTCGCCGCGCAACTTCTTCAAGTTGGTCGCGGCTGCCTGACCCCCCCACTCTCCCAAGGAAAGGTTCGCCTCATGTCCTACACGTTCGATCCCGGCTTCGGTCGCGGCCATGTCCTCGGTGCTCGGTGGAATCACCCCATCGAGAAGACCGACCCGACCGTCACGGGTGCCTCCGTCGTGCTGACCACGAAGGAGTTCACCGACGTCCACGCGAAGACGGGCGCCGTCCTGTCGCCCGAGATCGTGACCTGCCTCGCCGTCCGCAACCCCGACGCCCCGGGCACGACCCCGTGGGCGCCCGGCGCGGCCAAGACGGTGGCGGGCTACAAGGGCGTGGTCGACGAGTACCTGCCGAAGGTGACCGGCACCGGCGCGGACGCCCTCGGCGGCTGCGAGCCCGGTGAGGTCTGCTGGCTCGTGATTCAGGGTCCGTACACGGACCCGGCCACGAACAAGCGGCAGCGGATCAACGTCGTCAACGGCACCGCGGCGCCCGTCACGCGACTCCTCGCCGACGGCACCGAGGAAGAGGTCGAGGTGGTCGTCGACCCGACCGCCGACACCGACGCGACCACGACGACCCCGACGATCCCCTGACCCAAGGTGACCCCATGAAGCGATTCCTGATCGGCGCCCTGCTGCTGGCCTTCGCCCCGATGGCGTTCGCTGGCGACACGGTGGAGCACACCGACGCCCGCGACCGCCTCGAACTTGGTCACCAGATCAAGCAGTCGAAGCAGGAGATGCGGCGGGAGCGGCGGGCTGCGCGGGCCCGGTTCTACGCCTCCAAGTACGAGGAGCGCGCCAAGGCTCTCCGCACCGAGGACCGTGCGCTGGAGAAGGCCAACAAGGACACCCCGACGGAAAAGTGATCTCAGTCGGGCCCGGGCCTGACTGACCTCGCGGGCGGCGGGATGGCAGGAGGCCGCCCCGTCGCCCGTTCTCATAGGTGAGCCGCATGCTTCAGTACGGACCCGTCAACGAGTTGAGCAGCCGGGGCGAGGTTTCCTCAAGCGGCTCTCGCTCCGTCAACTACGACCACTCCGGTCAGGACGCCGCCTACAAGGTCGGCGACGAAGCGGCCTCCCTACAGGCATCGCAGTTGTCCAACCTCCACCGAGGGGACATCGAGGGCTCGCTCGCGACCGGCAGGCGCATCGCCGAACTCAAGGACTACCTCGACGGCTTCGCCGCGACCGGCGGCCAAGGCGGCCTCTACAAAGGCAAGATGGTCCTCCCGGGCACCCGCATCGACAGCGAGAGCAGTTCGTCCAGCGGCAGCGTCTCTCGCGGCGGAGTCGCCTCGTACCACGACCCGAACAAGAAGGAGCAGGCATAGCCATGGCCGACACCTACGAGTCCGACGCCTACGAGTCCGACTGGGACGAGTCGTACGACGACTACTACGCCCGCCAGCAGCAGGCACAGGAGCGGCAGGCGTACGAGGCGGCCATGCACGCCCGCGGCGCCAATACCGACACCCGCGGCACCGGGCAGATGCTCTCGGCCAGTCAGATGATGACCGGCATGTACGGTCCCAACCGTGAGGCGGAGAAGTACGCCGCCCGAGAGGCGTGGGAGGCGCAGCAGGCCGCCAGCCGCCGAGCGTACGACGACACCCGTCGCCAGCAGCAGTTCGAGAAGAAGGCCATCCAAGAGGAGGCTGCCCGCCGGAAGTTCGACTCCGGCACGCAGCGCCAACTCGGGATGTACGCCGAGGACACGAAGCGGGAGCACTCGAAGAACGTCACGGGTGCGATGAACAACGCGACCAACTCGATGGCCTCCGTGATGGGCAATCTGGCTGGTGGCGCACAGAACACGCCCGGCATGAGCCTGTACGGGGCGGGCGGCCAGCGGATCGGGGGCGGGGGATTCAGCCCGGGCAAGAGCCCGCTGTCGGGCCTGCTCGGGTAGGACAAGTCCGGCGCTCGCCGGACGCTCGGGGCCCGGTCGGGAGGACGCTCCCGATCGGGTTTCCATCGCGAGGAGGTGCCCTGTGGGGCCCGGCGAGAAGTGCTGCGTCGAGTGCGGTGACGTTCGTCCTGACGACGACGTCATGTTCCCGGTGTACCGCAAGCAGAGGACGATGTGCCTCGCCTGCGTTGCCAAGAAGCGCAAGGTCGCCCGGGAGCAGAGGAACGAGACCCGCGCCCGCAAGATGGCGCGGATCGAGGGGAAGGCCGTCGACACCCTCATCGCCTCGGCCCGGTCCGGCGGCGCCACGGTGCCTCACTCGGCGGAGTTGCTTGAGCAGTTGATGGACTACTTCGGCGGCGTGGCTGGGTTCTCCAGCATGCTGCTGAAGCAGTACTTCGACGCGAAGCCCGGCAGCGCAGCCCGCACCAAACTGCTTGAGATGGTGACCCGCCTCGTGACAACCAATGCCGAGCAGGGCGGATCGAAGAAGCCCCTCACGTTCTGGACCGAGGACGAGTTGAACTCCGAGATCGAGCAACGACTGATCGACGCCGCGGCCTCGATCAGCCTCCCGGCGCCCGCTGTCCCAGCACTGGAGGTGGTCGATGCAACCGCTACCGAAGCCGCCGGGTAGGCCATCCAAGTTCGCGCAGGATCGCCTGCGGGAACTACAGGCCGAGATCAACGAGCGGCGGATCGAGGCGCTGAAACTCTACACGCCCTCGCCGATGCAGGACGAGTTCCACAAATGCCGCGCCAGCGAAGCGCTCGTGATCGGGGGGAATCGGTCCGGAAAGTCACTCTGCACGTTCGTCGAGGACGCTCGCGCCGCCACGGGGCAGGACCCCTACGGCAAGTACCCCGAGAAGGACGGGCTGCTGGTGATCATCGGCCGGAACTGGACCCACATCGGGCTCGTGGCAGTGCCCTACCTCCTGAAGGCCGGGGCGTTCAAGATCATCCGCGACGAGCAGACCAACAAGTGGAGGGCCTTCAACCCGACCACGGATGAGGCCCGCAAGCACCTCGCGAAGCCCGCGCCGCCGCTGATCCCGCCGCGGATGATCAAGACCATCTCGTGGGTGCTGAAGTCCAGCAACTATTGCAACAGCATCGAACTCCACAACGGCTGGAAGATTCAGTTCTTCAGCGCCGAAGGGGAACCTGCCCAAGGCTACGCCGCCTCACTGATCCACATCGACGAGGACGTCGGGAACGACAACATCCTCCCCGAGGCGCAGGCCCGGCTCGCCGACAAGAAGGGGCGGCTGGTCTGGTCGGCCATGCCCCACTCGAAGTCGGAGTCGCTGCTGTCCCTGTCCGAGCGCGCCGACCGCGCGGAGGAGGCTGGCACCGCCGAGACCACCATCAAGAAGTTCACGCTGCGCTTTCTCGACAACGCTTGGATCGACTCGACCGAGAAGTCCAAGATGCTGGAGCGGTGGGCGGCGCAGGGCGAGGACGTGCTCCGGATGCGCGCCGAGGGCGAGTTCATCACGGACTCCGTCCTCGTCTACCCCAACTTCGCCATGTCTGTCCACGGGTTCCTGCGCGAGGACCTGCCGGACTCGCAGGTTCCCGCGGACTGGACCCGCTACGTCGCCATCGACCCGGGGCACTCAGTGACCGCCGCCCTGTTCGCGGCCGTCCCGCCAGACAACTCGATGATGCTGATCTACGACGAACTGTACATCCGGCAGTGCTCTGCCGCGATCTTCGGTGCCAAGTTCGCGGAGAAGGCGCAGGGCCAGACCTTCTACCAGTGGATCATCGACATGCACGGCGGCCGGATCACGGACATCGGCTCCGGCCGGGCCGTGGTCGAGCAGTACATGGAGCAGATGCGCCTGTTCAAACTGCGCTCCCTGACGACGGGGGCGGGGTTCTTGGCGGGCTGCGATGACATTCAGGCCCGGACCTCCGCGGTCCGCACGGCGCTCCACATCCGGCCAGACGGCAAGCCGCGCCTCCGAGTGCTGCGCGGGGCCTGCCCGAACCTTGAGCGGGAACTGCGGCGCTACCGGAAGAAGACCCACTTCATCAACGGGCTGTCCGTGGTGAGCGACGAGCCGAACACCCGCGGCGAGGTGCATGCATGCCAGTGCATGGAGTACTTGGCAGCGACGGAGCCGAAGTACCGATCGCCTCCGAAAAAGGACGAGTCTGATACGACCCCCGAGTGGATAATCAACTACATCGCGCGCAAGACCAAGAACCGGGCGGGTGCGTGCGTCTATTTGGGCCCGGAGTCCGACGCCAAGGCGTCAAGCGAGGAGGCGACGAATGTCGAGCAGTACGAATGGGTCTGACTTCCCGACGCAGACGGTGGAACTCGGGGACATGGTGCTGTTCTACAGCAACGTCCTGAACCAGAAGGACCCGGTGATCGGCTGGGTCTCCCGTCGCCCGGGCGTGAACACGGTGTTCATCCTGACCTTCTCTCCCGACGAGGGGTTCGTCGAGAAGCCGTCGGTGCGTCACGCGGACGATCCGGGTCTCGTGGACAACTCCGCGTGGCGGCAGTGGGGCTGCTGGCGCTTCCACCCGGCAACGGAGACGCTGAAGAAACTGCGGACCATGATGCCGCAGGTCGTCTCCGTGCTGGCCCGGAACCAGCAGAGCAGCAAGAAGGCCGAGTGACGCCATAACGAGGGTGGAGGCCACGGATGGCGGAAGACGATCTCAAGGAGGACAGGGGCGACGGGGAGGACCTCAAGCAGGCTCCCCTGAACCCTGCCTCGCCACTGAAGCCGATCGCGCAGGCGTGGCTGAAGAAAATCTCGTCTGCGAAGAAGGCCAAGTCGGCGTTCGACTCGGACGCGAAGGAGGCGATGCACTTCTTCGACGGCGGGCCACGGTGGTTCTTCGAGAACAGCAACCGCGGCCTCACCCTCATGTCGCGCCCCACCCCGGCGCCCGCGTTTCGCCTCACCGTGAACCGCGTGTGGGAGGTCGTGAAACTCATCGGCGCGGTCATCTACAACCGCAACCCGGTCCGCACTGTGACCCCGCGGAAGTTCCCGGTGATCCCGCCGCAGATGGTGGGCGTCGACCCGGAGGCGTACCAAGTCGACCCGATGACCGGGCAGCCGATGCCGGACCCACGGGTCATGCAGTTCATCGAGGCTTCGCAGGCGATCGACGCAGCGGACCAGACGAAGCGCATGGTCGCCGAGTTGATGCAGGCGTACCTGAACTGGACGCCCATCGAGAACAACCTGATCTCCCATGGGCGTCAGGTGGTGGACGAGGCCCTCATCAAGGGCGGCGGCGTGCTGTGGACCGAGGCCGTCGAGCAGCAGAACATTCCGCCCGCCGAGCCGACCCTCGTCATCGGATCGTTCTTCGACTCGGTCGACAACCTGCTTCTGGACCCGGACGCGCAGGTGATCGAGGAGATCACATGGTGCGCCAAGAAGTGCGTGCTCCCGATCGATCAGGCGGCTCGCATGTTCGGCCTCCAGCGAGCGGACCTCAAGGCGAACTTGGAGTCGTACGACTCGACGTCCCGACACACCGACGAAAAGACGGGCGACTCCCGGTCGGGCAAGAAGCGCACCGGGAAGACGAACGACCTCGTGACCTTCTACAAGGTCTGGAGCAAGTGCGGCTTCGGCGACCGCCTCAAGGACGCCAAGAAGAGCGACCGCGGCGTGTTCGATCCGCTGGGCGACAACTGCTACATCGTGGTCGCCGAGGGCGTGGACTACCCGCTCAACGTCCCGCCATCTGCTCTGGATGAGGAACTCGACGAGGAGGGCATGCCGCAGTCCCTGCGCATCCGGACCTCGTGGCCCATTCCGCTGTGGGCTGACAACGGCGGCTGGCCGTTCGAGATGTTCGCGCCCCACCGCAAGCCGAACGCGCTCTGGCCCGTGAGCCACATCCGCCCGGGGATCGGGGAACTTCGATTCTTGAACTGGGGAATGTCCTTCCTGATGACTCGCATCGCCACGTCGTGCGAGACGATCATCGGCGTGTCGAAGGCGGCGGACTCGGACATCAAGGGCCAACTCCTCGCCCCGTCGGAGAACGGCTTCAAACTGCTGGAGATCAGCGAGTCGCTCGGCCGATCGGTAAGCGACATCGTCTCGGTCTTCGCCGTCCCCGGCGTGACGCGGGACATGTGGGACATTTTGGCCGCCGTGGCGGAGCAGTTCGACAAACGAGTCGGTCTCACCGAACTCGTGTACGGCTCCACGCGGAACCAGATGCGCTCGGCCAGTGAGGCGCAGGTCAAGCAGGACAACCTGTCGATCCGGCCCGACGACATGGCCCAAAACTTCGAGGACTTCATGTCCCGGGTCGCCCGCAAGGAAGCGATGGCCGCCCGATGGCTGCTGCGCCCGCAGGACGTGTCCCCGGTGCTCGGTCCGCTCGGCGCCGAGGCGTGGGCCATGCACGTCACGCCCAAGGATGGGATGAACTTCTCGTCCATCACGCGCGAGTACGAGTACACCATCGCGAGCGGCTCGGCCCGTCGCCTCAACAAGCAGGCGGAGATGGACCGCATGGCGATGGCGTTCCAGACCCTTGGGCCGCTGCTCCAGCCGCTGGTGGGCGCCGGGGTCGTCGGTCCGATGAACGCACTGATCGACGCTTGGGCCAAGGCCAACGATCTCGACGCCACCCCCTTCCTGATCCCGCCTCCCCCGCCGCCTCCGCCAGTTCCCGGCCCCCCTCCACCGGATGGCGTTGAAGGCGGCGGGGAGGCCCCGACCAACCCCGAGGAGCCGATGAATGGACCTCCCGTTTGAGATCGCGTCCGCTTCGCCCGAGGCGCAGGCGCACTACCGGAAGATGATCGCCGACGGCCAGACGCCGCGGTTCGCCGAGATGTGCGCGCTCCAGATCGCGCCGGGCGTCCACGGCACGGACGACTCGTTCATGCAGGGCCGCAAGAACGCCGAGTGGCTCGACAAGATTCCCAAGCGGCAGGCCCAGTGGATGCTGCGGGAGGCCAAGAAGGCTGGCATCTCGACCGAGGGCCGCTACTACCACGGCGGGATCGCGGACTCCCGGGCGCACCTCGATCCGCAGGCATGGATCAGCGGCAAGGACGATCTCCTCCGGGTCGCCAAGAAGCGTCGGCTGGAGGTCCGCGGGCAGGTGAACTACACGCCGCCCGAGGGCGTTGCCCCGCCCCAGCGGGCCGCTGGGCTCAACCCGAAACTCGTCCGCGAACTGGCCCGGAAAGAGATGGCAGCCGAGCCCGGCCTGACGAGAACGGCCGCGGAGCAGCGCGTTCGGGACAAGCACACGCCGCACTGGAAGCGCAAGGGCAAGTGATGCTGGGCCTGCCGTGGCCGACGCCATAACAAGGGCGAAGCACCCACGGAGAGGCTGGCATGCCCCCTGTAGTAAAGCGCGGCGGCGGATCGTACCCGGTCGACTTCAAGGCCGACGGCTCCGGCACTGTCGTGCAGTTCGCCGCCGTCTCGGGTGCGATCCTTCTGGTCGAGGAAGGTGGCGGCACGCTCGAACTCTGCGTGGTCGCGAAGCCCGGCGACGAGCCGTCGCCTCTGATCAATCAGGAGGCGCAGCCCTGCACCCTCACGGTGGCCGAGGGCAGCGCCTACGAGTTCCCCCACGGCGTCTACGCCGCGACGTACCTCGTTGTCCGTGGCGCCGACGTCAAGGGGACTCTCATGGTCAAGGGGTGACGCATGGCCGACCTCTTCCTTGCGCCGTGTCAGGACCGCAGCAAGGGAGGCTACGTTCCGCCACCGCCGCCAGTCATCGAGACGCACCGCATCCTCGCCGAGACGGGCGAGGTGATCAACACCGAGAAGGCTGACAAACTCCGAACCGAAACGCCATGACCCCCGACGCACCAACATTCGACGAGCAGGTCGCCGCCCTTCGGGGGAAGGTGACTCCGTGCGTTTTTTGGGCCCGGAAGGCGCAGGCCACGCCCGAGCGGTGGGCTGCGCACCTCGACGCGCTCGCGCCTGCCCAGTCGAGGTATCGCGCGCGGCACCCGGACAGGAAGAAGGCTTCCGGCTCATACGCCAGCCCGGCCTCCAAGGAGCGGCGGCGTGAACGCAGCAAGGCGAGGCGGCGGGGCGACCTCTCCTTCTCGGTTGCCTGCTCGCTGCGTTCCCGGCTGTGTTCCGCCGTCAAGAACGGGCAGAAGACAGGCTCCGCCATCCGTGACCTCGGCTGCACAGTCGACGACCTCAAGGCCCACATCGAGTCGCAGTTCCAGCCCGGGATGACATGGAACAACCGCGGCGTCGGCGATGGACGATGGAGCATCGACCACGACTACCCGTGCTCGCAAGCAGACCTGACCGACCGGGCCCAACTTCTGGCGGTCTGCAACTGGAGGAACCTCCAGCCCATGTGGCACGGCGATAACGTCCGCAAGGGAGACGAGGTCAGCGAATCGGCACGCGAGAAGTTTGAAGTCTTAGCCAACTTCGCGGAGGTGCTGGGTGGCTGACGTTCGCATCTCCGCACTGCCCGCGGGCACCGCCCAGCCGACCGGCCTCATCCCGGTCGTCAACGGCGGCACCACGCAGCGAGTGACGGTCAAGCAACTCGTCGACCTCGCGCTGGCAAACGTGCCGAGCGGCACGATCAACACGGTCGGCAACCCCGTCGGATTGCCCGAGGACCCCGCGATGCCCGTCCAGACTTGGGCGGAGCAGATGGTCCTCAAGGCAGCCTTCAAGGACACCGACGTCACGTTCGCCCGGGTGCAGGCCACCTCGCCCGACTGGAACTCCGGCGACGTGTTCGGCAACGGCAACGTCATCGCCAACGGCGGCGCGTTCGGAGAACTGTGGTACGGCGTCCTTCTTGCCCGCGACGGCAAGATGACCAGCCCGGGCTACCAGATGCCGACCCCGACGGGCGACGGCTACCTGCGGTCCGACCTCGACCCGAGCACCGGCTGGTACTTCGCCGAGCCCGTGCTGATCTCGGACACCGAGCCGCCCGCCCCAACCGGCGGCGGCGCCATTTGGGTGGACCCGAACGGCGGCCCCGTGCCGCCCGTCACGGGCGAGTACACGAACGCGAACCCGCCCGTGTACTCCGACTCGATGCTGACCGAGCAGGCCAACGGCCTGCCGATCGGTCTCTCGCCGGACGGCCTCACCTTCCATCAGCCGGACATCGTCGGCGCTGTGCCGATCCGGGTGAACGGCAAGACGTACATGCTGCCGCTGATCGAGTCGCCAGCGGCAGCCGCTCTGCGCGACCCGGTGCTCACGTTTGCCGACGACATCACGACGGTGCAGTCAAGCGGCCAGCCGATTGGCCTTGCGCCGGACGGGCTGAACTTCTACCAGCCCGACATCGTTGGCGGCATTCCGATCATCGTGAACGGCAAGCGCTACCTCCTGCCCCTCATCGCAGAGTGAACCATGCCCGCACCTGACCGGCCGACTCCGCACCAGAACTTCGCCAGCGCGATCAACCCGGCCAAGGGGATCGTCGGCTACTATTCCGATGCCGAGGTGGATGCCCTGCTGGCTGCGCTGCCGACCGGCGGCGGGCTCCAGACCGTAGACCTGTCTGCCTACGCCACGACCGCCTACGTGGACGGTCAGATCGCCACGCTGTACTCCAAGGCCGAGGTGGATGCGGCCATTACGGCGGCCATCGCGGGGGTGGTCACGGGCGGGACTGTTGACCTAAACGGCTACGCCACCGAGCAGTTCGTCACGGACGCCATTGCGGCCATTCCTCCGGCCAACCTCGACGACTACTACACGAAGCCCGAGACGGATGCCGCCATCAAGGCAGCGGCGGAGCAGTCGGCTCTCGACCTCGACGCCGTCCAGAGTCAGTTGGTGTTTGCCATCGAGGAGACCGGCAAGCAGACGCAAGAGAAGATCGACCTCAAGGCCGACAAGGCCACGACGTACACCAAGGCGGAAGTGGACGAGGCTCTCGCCAGCGTGGCGACCGGCGGGACTGTCGACCTCGACGGCTACGCCAAGGCCGAAGACCTCCCGGCTGTCTACGAGCAGGACGGCCAGCCCACGGGCAAGGACGGAGACCTGTGGCTGTCCACCCCGGTGGCGAAGGCAGTGGAGATTTCCGCTCTCGTCACCAAGGCCGACACGAAGGACCTCGACGCCCATGTGGCAAAACTCGTCCGATCCCTGATGGCGGGCGGCAAGACTGTCCCGCCAGACATTGACTGGACTGCCTGCACGAAGGTTTTGGGCTCCGGGCTGATCGAAGCCCGAGTCCTGAACGGCATGATCCAACTGCGTGGCGAGTTGGCCTACACCTTGACCGCCACCGGCTCGTTCTCGACTGTGCAGCGGCTCCCGGCCAACTTCCCGAAACCGCCCGTCGAGCAGACCGTGGTGGTGTTCGGCTTTGAAACCGGCGTGGCATACCGTCGCGTGTTCGTGCGATTTCAGCCTGACGGCGGCATTGCAATCTGCGGGGACGCCAAGATCACCGGAACCTCCTTCAACGGGGCACAGGCATACGCCTACTGACTATGAAGACTCTCCACGTTCACAGCAACGGCCAGTGGGTTGAAGTCGGCGGCTCCGGGGCTGCCGATCTGTCGCAGTACGCCACCATCGAGTACGTGGACGGCAAGGTCGTTGCCGCATCCAACGTCACCGAGCATGACGCCGAACTGCCGCAGGTCTCTCCGGGCTCGACCCCGCTCCAGATTCTTCAGGCGTGGGCTGGCTATGAGCCGGGGCTCCACCTGTTCAAGGGCGGCCCCCAGCGGAACATGGTGCTGCTGTCCAAGAACTCCATGACGGGCACGACCAACACGCCGAACGGAGAGAAGCCGACCTCGTCGGAGTCCCTGACGGCCACCGTGTTCGTCAACGGCACGGGCTCGACCTACATCCGCATCACCACCACGACCGTGGACGGGGCGCAGGCGAATGCCAACTCCGAGATCGTGGCGACGATGGGCGGCCAGTGGGCCAAGATGACCAGCACCAAGGGGGACGTGCCGTTCGGCGCCCCGCAGGTGACGGACCTCTTCTCCCTTACGGGAGGTGGACCCCAAGACCTGACGGGCTATGCCCTCAAGGACGACGACACGCAAGTCATCTCCGCCGCGGTGGTCCGCGCCCTGCGCCACGAGTTCAACGCCAACGCGGCACTGTCTTGGGAAGACGTTGGCGGCACGGCTCGCCCTGTCTACAAGTCCGGCAGTAAGACGTTCCCGCTGGCCTTCACCACCGAGGTCGGCGGCGGCTCGGTTGACCTCTCGGCCTACGCCAAGTTGCAGGACAACCAGCAGCCGCTCCTCGCCAAGACCGTCGTGTCGCAGGCTTACGGGTTTGGCGACACGTTGCTGCCACCTGTCGCTCTCGGGTACACGGACACGGGCGAGGGCTACGGAGCCCGGCTCGTCCTGAACGTCGGACTCAACAACGAGTTCCTCGTCTACAAGTCCGACCTCGAACCGCTCAACGCCCTCCTGCCACGCATCGAGACGCTGGAAAGCAAGTCGGCCCCCGCTGTCGATCTCTCGGGGTACGCCAAGGCTGTTGACGTAGCCACGACCCTGATGGTTTACGCCAAGACCGCAGACGTTGCCGCATTCGTCGAGGCCAACTACACGCCCAAGGCCACGACCTACACCAAGGCCGAGGCTGACGGGAAGTTCCTCACGCTCGTCGATGTGAACGGCGTGTATGCCTTTGCGGCGGAAACCTACAAGAAGACCGAGACCTACACCAAGGCCGAGGTCGAGACGAGGCTGCTGGAAGTCCCTTCCCCGATGAAGTACCTCCAGTGGGGCGGTGCTTTTCAGAAGATGCCAGCGGGGAACGCGAAGGACAAGTGGTTCGCGGCGGGGCTCATCCCGTCTATCCAGATCGTGAAGGGCAAGCGATACCGGCTGGAGATGACCACGAAGTTCGGGCCGCTCAACGCCGACTACAAGGAGTGCTGGGTCGGCTTCCGATTCAACTACAAGGCCCTCAACGAACTGCCCTGCACGAAGCAGCCGCTGGTCACGATGGGCGGGTTCGGTCACACCACGGTCACCCGCGCCCGTGCCGCCATCGCCGCCACGGCTGTGGCAACCACGACGCCGACGAGGGCAGACCGCTTCCGCTTCCTCGCCGTTGACGATTGGGCCTCGGCAGAAGACATCATCGACTACGCGGTGGAGTTCGAGGCCGACCAAGACATTGCCAGTGCCAACTTCGTGCCGGAGATTTGCTTCGGCGGGACGTGGGGCCAGTATCCGACCAACTTTGAAGGCGTCGTGGCCGTCTTCCGCCAGATGGATTGAACCATGGCAGTCATCTACTACTTCAACGCCGCGACGGGAAAGTGGGAACCCATAAGCAGTGGGAGCGGTGGAGGTGCGCCCGGACCCAAGGGGGACAAGGGTGACAAGGGCGACCCCGGTGAGTCGGTCGCAGTCAACGTGCAGAACACCCAGCCCGCGACGGCAAAGGCTGGAGACGTATGGATCAGCAACACCCCTTGAGGTAAAGAGCGATGGCAAAGAACGTCAGCATCTTCGACGGTAGCGCGTGGGTCTCCATCGTCGGCCCCGCTGGCAAGGACGGCGTGGACGGCAAGGACGGTTCGGGCGTCACCATCAAGGGCACCGCCGCCGCCTACCCGCCGGATGCTGCTCCGACCACGGGCGATATGTGGCTCGTCCCCGATCCGGTTCCGGCTGGCTTCCCGGCTGGCACGAACCCCGGCGACGGCCTCGTCTGGAGCGGCACGGCGTGGAACAACGTCGGCGGCATCCGTGGCCCCAAGGGTTCCGATGGTGCCCCCGGTGCTGATGGGGCTCCCGGTCAGGACGGTGCCGCCGGTGCCCCGGGTGCCGACGGTGCCGCTGGCAAGGACGGCGTCAGCCTGAACTTCCGGGGCGAGTTCGACCCGAATCAGGAGTACGACAACAACGACATCGTCACGTTCGGAGGCGAGACCTACATCGTCGAAGGGCTGACCCGTGCCGCTGTCATCACCCCTGACAACCTGACCGTGATCGCCAAGAAGGGGTCGGACGGAGCGGACGGTGCCGCTGGTGCAACTGGTGCCGACGGTGCCGATGGCCGTTCGGTGAACGTGACCAAGAGCCCGACCCAGCCCGCTACGGCTGCCATCGGGGACTTCTGGATCGAGGAGTGACCCGGTGAAGAACGCCTACATCCATGACGGGTCCGGGTGGCAATCCCTCAAGGGGCCACCCGGCCCGTCGGAGCCGAGCAAAGACGCGGGCAACATCCTCACGGTCGGCAGCGATGGGCTGCTGGTGCTGAAGGGCGACACGCAGTTCAGCGGGGTGTGGACGCCTGCCTTCAACGGCACGTTTGAAGTCGATGGATACTGGACTCGGGCTGGCCGTGCAGTGACGCTCACGATTACGTTCGGGACAGATAATAGAGACGAAGGCGATGCGCCGATCTACTACGCATTTTCGGGCCTGCCGTTCTCTTGTGCGGAGTTCTACGACGCGAACCTCTCTTCTCAGAGTGCCGCTTTTGCCGCGCCTGTGATGTCAGTAGAACCAGCGGAAGGCGTCATCGGTTTGGCCTCTATGCTTGGCGTCGGCGACGGCGAAGCCATCGCCGCGGTGATAGACAAGAAGACCGATTCGGGTCGCGCCTGCATCAACATCACCTACCTCACCGACGATGCGAGGATCGGATGAACGTCACCCTCCAAAAGAACATGACCATCGGCGTGATCGAGGACCGTGGCGGCAGTCTGTGGGCTCGCAACTACCACCCCGCCCGCCCGCTCCCCGACGATGCCCCGCAAGCCGTGAAGGACATGGCCGCCCAGCACTGGACGCCCGAGGTGATCCAGTTCGCCAAGGATCGTCTGGCCGGTGTGCGACCGAAGGAAGGCTGACATGTACTACTGCGCGCAAGACGCGATCGACTACCTGATGCAGTCCGTGGGCGGCGGCGCCCAAGACCAAGAGCACCGCGTCCTGCGCGCTGCCGTGCATCACTCCTACCGCGACGTGGCCCACGCCAAGGACTGGCTGTGGTACGTCTCGGAGTCCGAGGTCACGATCGACGCCAACAAGAACACGTACCTGCTGCCCGTCGACTGCGTGAACATCGACGCGCTGATCCCGCAGGATCGCACGACGATCACCGCGTACATCACCCCCGCCGAGTGGGTGCGCCGCGAGCAGGACTCGTGGACGCTCGGCGAGGCCCTGTACTGGACGATCACCAAGTCCACGGACCCGAAGAACTTCGACCGCTGGGAACTCAAGATCGGCGGCCGACTGCCCGCGGGCATGACGCTGCGGTACACGTACCGCCGTCGCCCGAAGCCCCTGACGCTGATGGGCTACGAGACGCAGGTCCGCACCGGCTTCGTCACGGTCAACGGCACCTCGGTGACGGGCACCAACACGAACTTCCCGGGGCGCTGCGTCGGCGCGGTGCTCCGTGTCGGCACGCCGCAGAACCATCCCGAGCCGCTGTCGGGCTTCTACCCGTACGCGGAGCAGAGCCGTATCGAACTGCGTGGCGGGCCCGCGAGCCTGACGCTTGAGAACCCCATGGACGCCACGCACGCGGACTGCCGCTTCGTGATCTCCGACCTCCTCGACGTGTCGCCGGGGATGTTCACGGCGGTCCTCACCGGCGCCGAGGTGTGGGTCGCCCGCATGACCGGCAAGCCCATCGACGCCGCGGTCGCGCTGTACACCCGCGACCTGAAACTCGCCATGGAGCAAGACGTCATCGCGCCCATCTCCGGCCGCCGAGCGCCGTACGATCGGGTGCCCGATGCCACGCAGGCGCCGTACGCTGGCGTGTACACCGCACCGCTCGGCCCTGACGGCGGGGCCTGACCGTGCTGCGCATCTCAAAGTTCGGCGGACTGGTGCTCGCTGCCAGCCCGTACGCCATTCCGCCGGGTGGGATGCAGCAGCAGGTCAACATGACGCTCGCCATCCCCGGGCAACTCACTAGCCGCCGCGGATCGGCCCCGGTGAAGTACGACAAGTCAGGGCTGGAGGGCGTGGTCGAGCAGGTGTTCCCTTTCTCCGGCGGGATTGGCAAGCCGGACAGGGCCCTCGTGATGGATGCCGAGGGGAATCTGGCGATCGTGGACGGGGTCACGGTGTGAGGGATACATGCTACTGCGCACTGTCGCCAGCAACACGCCAGCCACGCTGGCCGTCGGACCGAGGCAGTGGGGCTACCTGTTCCAAGGGAACGGGAACCGCCCTGTCCGCGTAGACATCTCCGGCACCGGCTCGGTGACGGCTGACATGGTCGTGGACATGGGGGTCGATGCCCCGGCGTCCGCGCCCACCGTCACTATGTCGGGCGCGCCGAAGTACTACGTCGCCCGGGTGGACGTCATCGAGGGTGGAGCCGGGTACAACAAGGCGCCGGACGTCACTCTCGATCACGGCACGAAGCCGCCAGCGCGCGCCGCAACCCTGCGGGCTTTCCTCGAAGGCTCGGCCGTCGGCAGCGTCGACGTCGTCGACTACGGGCGCGGGTACACGGACACGCCGATCGTGAAACTCGGCGCCACGCACGGCGACGGCGCCACGATCACGCCCATCTTGAGCCCGATCCCGATCGGCTACGACAGGCCGATCACGCAGACGCCGGACAGGCGGTACTACTATCCGGTCGAGTCCGTTACCGTGGTGGGCGGCAGCGGCTACACGGTGCCGCCCGAGGTCAGGCTGTACGGCGGCAACGGCGGCGGCGGCCGGGTGACGGTGAAGCCGCTACCGGGCGGCGGAGTCGGGGACCCGAAGATTCCCGATGGCGGTGGCTTCACCGACCCGCCGAAGGCCGAGGCCGTGACGGGCGGCGCCATCGCCAACGCGATCATGCGCGCCCACATCCGCGGCAAGTACGACTGCTACTACCGGGTCATCGACGACACGCCAGAGAGCCGCGGCGGCCCCCTGCCCTCGAACCTCTCCCCGGTCGCCACCATCGATGCCGGGGACGGCGTTGGACAACTGGAATGGGGCCTGCCGCCGGTCGTCTCGCCCCGGGCCGTCGCGATCGAACTCTGGCGCACCACGAGTGATCAGGCGTATACTGCCTACCGGGTCGCCACTCTTCCGCCAGACGCCACCTCGTTCGTCGAGGACATGACGGACATGGAGTTGACGGACTACGAGCGGGACGGGTACGCGGCCATGCCGATCCTCCTGCCGAACGGCGAACTCAACGCCAACCGATTCGGCGTGCCGCCGTCCGACAAGGCGGTGGCAGTCGTGTATCAGGACCGCCTCTGGATGGCCGTCGACACCAGCGGAAGCGAGCCGAACGTGCTGCGGTTCTCCGAGTACAACGAGCCCGAGTCCTGCCCGGACGTCAACGAGTTGGTACTTCAGACCAACGTGCGAGGGCACGACCACATCACGGCGCTGATCCCGTACGGCGCCTCGCTCGGGATCATGCAGTCGCGTCACGCCCACCGGCTCTCGTACGTGTCTCAGCCGATCATCGACGCCAACGTGCAGATCGCCGCATACCGGGGCTGCCTGAACCAGCGCTGCTGGGACGAGTATCAGGGCACGATCTTCTGCATGGACAACGAGGGCGTGTACGCCATGGACCTGTCGGGGGACGTGCGCCCGATCTCGACGGTGATGAACACGCTCTTCCAAGAGGACATCGACTTCTCCAAGTCGCAGTGGTTCTCCGTCGTCGCCGACCGCTCGGCCCGGTGCCTGCGAATCTCGGTGCGCCTCAAGGGCGATTCGCCCGGCGACTACCCCACGCGGCAGTACTGCTACTCGTTCGAGTTCCAAGGCTGGTGGGAGGAGCGCTACGCATCCCCGCTCGTGGGCGGAGCGAACATGCGGGACGAGTCGGGCTCGGTCCAGTGCGTCTACGGCACGAGCGATGGGGACATCCTCGCGCTGGGCACCGGCGACTTCGACCGGGCCGACGGCACGATCGTCGAGGCCAAGTTGATCGAGCCGGGCAGCGGATACCGCCGACCGCCCAAGGTGACCGTCACCGGGGACGGCGCAGGCGCCGTGGTCGAGGCGGCCGTCGGGACGGACGGGTCGCTGCTCGGGCTGTACGTGCGCTGCGGCGGGTACGGATACACCGACCCCGAGATCGAGATCGAGCCTCCCGAGTCCGGCGAGCAGGCCACCGGCACATGCCGGGCCGCTGACGGGAAGACCCCGGTGCCGTGCTGGGTCCGCACCGGCAACATGGAGTACCCGCACGACTCCATGCCCGTCGAGCAGCGGGACACGCACCGCAACGTCGCCATGCTGTTCACGCCGACGCAGGGGCCGTGCCCCATGAAGTTGAGGCTGTTCTACAACAACTCGCCGTACCCGCGGATCAACGTGGCCGCCCGGGATCGTGGCACGGGCGAGCGCTACGAGACGCAGGAGCCCGTCACCGCCATCGATATGGACGCCAGCCTGCTCCCCGACCGCGTCTCCTCCGGCGTGTGCCGCGCCCTGTTCACCTCGCAGACCATCGACGACTTCCGAGGGAACGACCGGCATGTCGCCGTGGAGTTGTCGGCGGACCGCACCGACTCGGGGCCATTCGTCATCCACGCGCTCGACGTGTACGGGGTCGCCTGATGTTCACCAAGCAGTCCGGTCGCATCGAGCAGTCGCTCATCGAGGGCGGGCAGTCGCCACTGTCCGCCAACGACACGATGCACGCCATCGCCAACTGCGCGGCCCCGCTCGTGCATCGCGGCCCCGTGTCGTTCGACTACACACCGCCCGACTACCGCTTCGTCACTCCGCCGCTGCGGAAGTACAGGTTCCCGCGGATGGACCCTCCGGACGTGCGCCGGAAGCCGCCGAAGCGCGAGGAGGAGAAGGAGGAGAAGAAGCGGAAGAGGAACCAGCCCGAGGAGGTTGAGCCGCAGCAGCCCCGCAAGCAGTTCCGGCCCACCCGGCGCGAGGGCTCGTGGGACGAGATCACCTCGATCGTCCCCGGCCCGTACATCGACGTGAGCGCGGTCGGCCCCACGACGGCACGAGTTGGCTTGCGCGGGTACGGCTCTCCGGGGTTCGTGGCGGTCTTCGGGAACAACCGGCTGGACGGGCGGCCTCTCCAGATTCTGTCGCAGAGGTCGGACCTGCTCCGCGTCCGGTACACGGCCGGGTCGCTTCAGTACTTCTTGCAGCCCATCGGCGAAGAGGTCGAAGTCATCACCGACATCAAGGTCGACGACTCGCAGGTCATCTGCACCCGCAAGTCCGGGTTCCTCCTTGGCTCGAAGGACGCAGACGATCTCACCGTCGACCTCAAGAAGATCGTGTACCTGACCAACGCGGAGATGGGGTCGTCGTCGATCGACTTCCAGCGCCGCGAGACGTACGTGCTGGCGGGAGACGACCGAGACGCCGACGTCGTCAGCCTGCCTCTCACTGACTGCGCCGACATCACCGCATGAGCCTCCTCCAGAAGTACGGCGCCATCGTCATGCGCGGCGGCAAGATCGCCATGGCGGCGGCGATGGAGTGCATCAACAAGTGCTGCACGAAGTACGTCTGCGCGTACCGATCCGCAAGCGACGACCCGGACGAAGGCAAGGACTGCTACCCCAAGGGGACGGAGCCCGGGTCCGTGCTGGGCGAGTACGGCTCCGAGCAGGAGTGCCGAAAGAACTGCGAGACTCAGTACGTCTGCGCGTACCGCGATTCGGAGACTCCTGCGGAGCGGGCCTGCTACCCCTCGACGGACGACGACCCGAACCTCATCGTCCTCTCGGAGCACGACACGGAGAAGGAGTGCGAGGAGGAGTGCGATGCCATCTACGTCTGCGCGTACAGGTCCATCGACCCGGCCAAGGGTCGCTTCTGCTCGAAGAAGACGGACCCCATCGACCCGGAACTGATCGTGCTCGCCGAGTACGACAGCCTCAAGCAGTGCGAAGACAACTGCGACGAGGGGTACGTCTGCGCATACCCTGTTGACGGTTCAGACGCCGACCGGGCCTGCCGGAAGGACGACGGCGACCCATCGTTCGTGATCCTGACGGAGCACGGCTCGCTCAAAGAGTGCGAGGAGTTCTGCTACGAGGGCAAGTACGTCTGCGCCTACAAGTCAGAGGACCCTGCCAAGGGTCGGGCGTGCTACAAGAAAACGGGCGAAGACCCGACGCTGATCGTTCTGTCCGAGCACAACTCGCTCGGGGAGTGCGAGTATGCCTGCGTGGACGAAACCGGCGCCTGCTGCCTGTACAAGTGCGAGTACAACTGCACGAAGACGCCCTGCGCGCAGGTGTGGTCGTACTGGGAGAAGGACTCAACCGGCGCGTGCGTCGAAGTCACCAAGGAGACCAGCGACAGCGAGGAGATTTGGGCCTCGAACGGCTGCGAGGTTTGGAAGAACAGCGACATCAACGCCGACATCTCGCTGTGCGACGACATCGAAAGCAGCGACTGGCGGTGGTCTCTCGTCGGCTCCTCCAAGGAGAACTGCGAGCGCGTCGAGGAGGAGTACTACGAGTGCCTCGATGGCTACACGGAGATCGAGTGCGAGGAGGAGGCAGAGCGCCGGGCGGTCTATCACAGGTGGAGCGCCGGAGAAAAGTGCGAGGACATCTCGTGCGACTGTAGCCGGTACGGCTGCGTGCTCACGACCACCGACACATATGAATGCGTCCCGCGCGAGGACATCGTGGACCCGGGGCTGGTCCTGTCATGGCACGGCACGCTTGACGAGTGCAACCGGGAGTGCGATCCGGAGGTCGGGGCCTGCTGCATTCGGGACTGCGACTGCTCGCCCGGGCCCTGCGTTCAGACGCATGTCTACTTCTACGAACCGCCCAACGGCGCGGGGTGCATCGGCGTCGTGAAGGAAACCTCCGACGACGAGGAGATATGGATCACTGACGGCTGCGACGTTTATTCCACGAGCGACACGGGCGCGCTGGGCGGCGAGCCCTTCGTGGAGGTGTGCCCGGACAACAGGGACGGGTGGAAGGTGATCGGCTTCTCGCTTGAGAAGTGTCGCGGTGTATATCAGGACGCCGTCTGCAACGACGGATACACCGAGGAGCAGTGCCGGGAAGAGGCCGCGAGAGTCGGCGCCGCGTACACATGGACGGGCGGGGCGAAGTGCGACGACGTCGTCTGCACATGTTTCGTTTGGGTGTGCAAGGGCGAGGCGAACCCGGGCTCCCCGTGCGATATCCCGACGTACAGGTGCGAGGAGACCTACGCGCCGCAGGGCGAGGATTTCTGGAATACCAAGGAGGAATGCGAGGAGGGGTGCAGTAAGTCCATCTGCTCCTACGAATACCCCAACGACTACTCCTGCCACCCCTACGGCGCGGACGTTTCGGGGTTCACGGTCCCGACCGACCTGTGCTCGATGGTCTGCTGCGGCCCGTGCGCAAACTGCCACACGCTGAACGACGAACTCCAGTTCGCGAACAGCGAGGCGGGCGGCGGTGCGAACGGGTGGCAGATCAGCACCTCGAACTGCTTCACCTACAGCGCCTACAAGCCCGTCGACACCGGCAGCGCCTCGGTGTGCCTCTTTGCCCAGAACAGCGACCGGCAGGACGGCGACTGGCTGGAAGGGTCAATACACTTCAAGCCGTGCAACTCGCCCTTCATCAGCGCCTACAATCGAGTGCCCGATCTGACGTCCGTCACGAACATCCCCGGCGGAAGTTTTACTGTCGACTACGAGCAAATACCGCTGCCGGTGGACGACTGCGAGGGAGACGGCTGCGACTGCAACTGGGCCAACTATGAGTTAGCGCTCCGGTACGAGGCTGCCGGAGCCCGCATAGGGATATTGCGCGCGATCGCCAGCACCTCTCGGTCAACGCTTGTGGACGGGACCGGATGCGCGGGAAACGCAGAGGGGGGCCTTGCCGACACATACTCCACGCGGATTCGCTACCGAGCGCTCGTATACGACTGCGCGGCGAATGAGTGGAAAGACGTTTCCGAATGCCTCCTGAAGCGCACAGAGATGGAGTACTACTGGCAGGGTCTAGGCGGTGCGCAGGGCGTGCCGCCGGACCCCGAATACATCGACCCGCTTGAGCCCGGCATGATCTGCACGCCACCACCCGAGAACCCCTTCCCGTGATCACAGGACACCGAGACCTGTTCATCGCTCGATGCAAGGAGCGTGGCTACCGATGGCAGGAGGTCGAGCCCTGCGTCGTCGCCCGGCACGGGGACCTCTGGACTGTCGATGAGACCCACCCCGCCTACCCGCGGGTCAGGCCCCCGAAGGCCGAGCCCCCGCCGGGAGCAGGGACCGCCCTCAAGGGGCTGCTGAAGATGATCGGGATCACGTCGAAGCCGGGCTGCAAGTGCAACCGCAGGGCCAAAGAAATGGACCAGCGCGGCATCCAGTGGTGCCGGGACAACGTCGACCTGATCTCCTCGTGGCTGGCCGAGGAGGCTGGCAAGAGGAAACTTCCCTACGCAAACGCCGCGGGGAAAGCGGTGATTGCGCTGGCTATTCGCCGCGGCTCCCGCTACCCCGGCGCCCTGCCGTGAATGCCGTGCCCCGCCCCATAAACAGGGCGGAGCAGCACGATAGCAGGAGGCGGTATGTCGGGCGCAGCAACGGGCCCATGGGGCCATCGAACGACCGTCGACCGAAAGGAAGCGCCGGACTGGTGGCGTGACCTGCCGAAGCACCACAAGTTGGTGGGCGCCCAAGGTCCCGACGGCGTCGTCTGGCAGACGGACGGCAAGCCCAACAGCGGCAAACTCATCCGGCACTCGGGCTGGGGGCGACCCGGCGATGCCAGTCAGCGCCTCCAAGACAGCCAGATCAACCGGACGAACATCATCCGGCAAGAGCAGCAGAGGCGCGACAAAGAGGCCCAGTCAGCCATCAACCGCAAACTCGGTCGGCCCGACGGCGGCCGGTCCGCCGGTCTCGGTGGCGGGCTCGGGGGCAAGACTCCGCAGACCCCGCAGACCGGCTCCTATCAGAGCAGCATCAACGTCGGCGGCGGCATCGGCAAGGGCGGAGTGCTCGCTGGCCTGCTCGACACCGGCAGTTCCTCGAACCCCAACGTGTCAGCCTTCATGCGGGCCACGTCGCGGAACGACGCCTCGCAGATTGGCCGCGCCGTGGACGCGCAGAACCAGCAACTGTTCATGGACCAGCAGGCCAAGCGCGCCGAGTCCACCACGCAGGGTGCCAGCAACCTCGCCCAAATCTACGGCGACTACGCCGAGCGCGGCATCGCTCAGATCGGTCTGGCCTCGGACATCCTCAAGAACAACCTCGGCTTCGCCGGGGGCCTCGCCTCCATGGGCATGAGGGGCATGTCGTGATCGCATCGCAGAACCAAGGAGCGAGCGGCGGGTTCCTCACCCTTATTCGCCCCCCCGAATACCACGGCGGCCCGGCGAAGCCGCCGCAGGCCGGATACCCCGGCGGGCCGTCGCCGGGCCGGATCGGAGTCCCGGCCCCGAAGCCGCCGCAGACCGGCAACGGCGCGTACGGCGGTCAGTCGACGCAGGCTGCTCCCAAGTACATCTCCGCCGACTCCACGCAGAGCGCGATCAACAACCGCATGGGTCAGGCCCACATGATGGGCGACCAGCGGGTGTTCCAGAAGCAAGCCGCCCGCAACGGGCTCGGGTCGTCTCGCGGCACCGGATACCTCTCGCAGATCGGCCAGCAGCAGGCGCTCTCGCAGGGTCGCGCTGACTCCGCGGGGATCGCCGCGCAGGACCAGATGAACAACGCGAAGGCGCGGCTGGACTTCCAGTTCGGCCGCGAGCGTGAGGCGCAGGCTCTCGCGATGGTGCAGCACGCCATGTCGCAGGCCGGTTGGGGCCAGCAGTTCGCCGGTGCGCAGGCTGCCGAGTCCATCCGGAAAGCGCTGATGAACCAGCAGATGGGAATGCTGCAAGGACTCTTCAACTAGGGGACGCCATGGACTCGATCGACATCGATGACCTGAAGCCTTCGGTGCTCAAGCGCCTTCTCCGTCAGGCCCTGCTCAAGGAGGGCAAGAGCGAGAAGGTCAAGGAGAAGGACGCCGACGCTGACGACAAGGAGAAGGAAGACCTCGCCGATCTGCACGAAGAGCAGAAGGGCGGGTCGAAGGCTCCCAAGGTCGAGAGCGACGACCTGCCCGAAGACCTCAAGCGTGCCGCCGACGACGAAGAGGAAGAGGACGAGCCCAATAAGAAGGGCAAGGCCCCGCCGTTCAAGAAGGGCAAGAAGCCGTTCCCGTTCAAGAAGAAGAAGGACTGACACATGGCAGGTGGGCTTCGCGGCGCAGCGACCAACATCCAGCGGTACGTCGAGGAGAACCTCGCGGCTGCTGCCAAGGCCGACGAGATCGGCAAGAAGAGCCCCCGTGCCCCGGGCACGGAGGGCCGTGGGCGCGCACGCAAGCCCGTGTCCGAGCCTGTCCGACCCGCCGACTGGGAGAACACCGCCGCCGAAGAACTGCACGAGATGCTTCAGACCGTGGACGGTCAGGAGAAGTTCCGCGGCATGCAAGCCAAGACCAAGGGCGTCATACGCCGCCGCCTGTACGAGCAGAACAAACTGTGGGGGCAGCAGTTCGACCACGTCGCCTTCGGTGTGAAGCCCAAGGACTTCGACCCCGCCAAGGATGCCCCGAAGGCCACGACCGCCCCGGAGGAGCCGGGCAAGCGCGGAGGCAACGACGAGTACGACATGCCCGACCGGGCCATGGAGTCGGTGCGCAAGAAGGTCGAGGTCGAGGGCGAGAAGAACGAGAAGCGCGACGTCGCGAAGACCGGCCGGGCTCTCGAAAACGTGACCGACGCCCGGCGCCGAGCCGAGGGTAAGACGCGGCCCGGCGACATCAACCGACGCACTCGCCGCAACCCCGGGCCCGCTGGCGCTGGCCCTCTCGACATCAACCCGCCGCTCGATCGGGGCGGCTGGCGAGGCACCGGCAGGGAGACCCGTGGCAGTGAGGTGATCGCTGGCGGAGACGACGGCAGCAAGGCACTCCCGGTCGCACCCCGCACCACGGAGATCGGCACCCCGGACGATGAGGTGATCCTCCGAGAGCCGGAGATCGACGCCAACGACCTCGATCCGCCGAAGACCAAGGCCCGCACGATCACGATCGACCGCCCCGTTCCGCTGCGTCCGATCAGCGAGACGTCCCTGAAGCCCGAGACGCGAGCCCGAGACTCGCGCATCGGCAAGATCGGCGGCCCGCAGTCCGACGGCTACCTGTCGCGCATCACCAACTTGGTGATCGATGAGCGACGAGGCACAGCCGCCCCGTACGACTTCACGTTCCGGGGAAAGAACGGCGCCGTCGAGGTCAAGGCGGGCGACAAGATGACGTCCGCGCAGGTCCGGCAGTTGCTGAAGGACGACCCGGACCTCTTCAAGAACGACACGACCAAGGACGGGCTCTACGACCGCAAAAAGGTGCGGGCCGCAGAGCAGGCCGCCAACGTGGACGGGACCGGGCGCCGCCGCGTCTACGGCGACGACGACAACCTCCTGCCGAAGGGGATCGTCCCGGGCACCAAGGAGCAGATCAGGAACGCCGTCCCCGATTCCGTTCGCCGCATGAACACCGCAGCCGATGCCGCGGGGTTCAATCCCAACGCCGCCGAGTCTGCGAAGCGGCTCTCGCCGGACGAGGTCGAAGAGGCCCGGATCGATCACGGCAAGACGTACAACCGGACCGGGGGCAGCAGCACGCAGTCGCCGACCGATCGGTTCGCCGCAGCCCAGCAGGCGACCGTGAAGGTGTACCCCAAGGAGGGCGAGTCCTTCCTTCAGGCCATTTCCGCCGCCGACTCTGACGAAGAGGCGTACGAGATTGCGTACCGGATCGGCGAGGCCATCGCTGACCGAGACCTCGCTGGCCCCAAGGTCTCACGAACCGCGAACAACGACGCCGTCCATGGAGTGGCGCAGGCGCTCGTGGCTGGCTACGGTCGACGCACGCCGAACAAGATGCCGCAGTACGTCGAGGACGCCGACGTGGCGGCAATCCGCGGCGACTCGGACCGCACCCCCGTGAGCAGGCCGCCCGTCGAGCCCGGCCCGAGCCCGTCGCTGCAAGACTTCCTCCGAGATCGCGCTCGGTCGCGCGCCGACCAGCGCCTGAAGGCCCGGCCGGGCCCGAAGCAGGGCGCCACCGTGTCGCAGCCGGGCGACGAGTTCCCGCTCCGCGAGTCCTCGCCGTCGTCGTCAGTCGACAAGGGGACCGTGCAGCCGCTCGAAGGGGCCAGCGCCAGCGTCGGATCGACCGAGGCTCCGGTCACCAAACCGCTTCCGCCGATCACCACTGCGCCTGCTCGCACCCAAACGTCTGGCGGTGGCCGCAAGCCGCCGCGCACGAAGGTGACCACCGCCCCTGCCGACGGGGACGGGGATGAGGTGATCCGCGACCCCAACGCCGAACTGGCTCCGGTTCCGCCTCCCACGGGTCGCCAGCGCCGCCCCGGCCAGCCCGCCGTGCAGCCGCCGAAGTCCGAGATGAAGGCGGCGGCAGGTCGCGACGATGGAACCACCGTTGAGTCCCGCCAAGAGGCGGTGCGTGGCGGCTGGTCCCCCGAGGAGCGCGCCCTCCGCGGCACCGATCGTGACGTCGGCATGAGCCAGTTCGCGGACGAACTCCGCGGCACGGACAACGCCGGGCCGACCGATGCGGACCTCATGGGCATCGACCCGAACGGGTACGACCCGGGGGCCCTCGCGGCCGTTCCGCCGCAAAGCGAACTCGCGGCCTCCGTCCGCCGGGAGCAGGCGGCCCGCAAGCCCCGCAAGGCTGCTGCGCCCGCCGCCGAGCCGCCACCTGCCGCCGGAGCCCCGCCCGCTGCGCCTCCGCAGAAGACGCCGGACGCCGGTCAGGGGGCTCCCACGCCCCGGGCTGGCAAGGGGCGGGCCGCCGCGCCTGTCGTGCCGAGCGCCCCGCCGCCGTCGCAGCCGCCTGCCAGCGTGATCGCCTCGGCCGACGACATGAACCGCTGGCCGTTCGCTCGCCGTGGCGCCGCCGCACCGGCAGGTGACTACGGCCCGTTCCCGATGTTCGGGCCGGAGCGTCCCGTCGTTGCCGACCAGTCGTTCGAGGACTTCCTGAACCGGATCGGGTACGACGACTACCACACGCCCGTGGACCGTCTCGGGCCGGACGCCCCGCCGCCGCCGTCGCCCGGCAACCCGTGGTCCTCCACGGCCGGGATGCGGCCGGAGTACCACGGCCTCACGCCGCAGCAGTTGGTTCGCCCCGCCCCTCATCAGGACCCGCTGCCGGGGCTCGCCCCCGGATCGCTGTTCCCCGCCGCCGATCCGTTCGACCCGAACTTCGTGCCGCAGCGGCCCCGGGCACAGCGGCCCGCTCCGCACCCGAACCCGCTGCCGGGTCTGAACCCCGGCTCGCTGACCCCGTCCGCCAACCCGTTCGACCCGAACTTCCAGCCCCCGAATCCGCGCGCCCCGCAGCAGCCGGTGCCGTCGACAGTGTTCGAGGAGCGGGGCTGGGACAGGACTGCGAACAACATCCGCGGAATCATCCGCAGCGTCCCCGAGAACCCCGGGAGGTGGACGACCGGGGCCGTCGTGACCACTGGCCTTGCCGCTCCGTTTGCTTATCGGGCCATGTTCCCGACCGTTCCGGACGTGCTCGGCCCGCCGCCGAGTTGGGAGGAGGACGCCCCGGCGGTGGCCCCCGACGTTCCGGCCGCAGCCGCCCCGATGATGAATGAGGTTGACGCCCTCCGTGCCATAAGGGAGGCGAGGGCGCAGCGGTCTCGCGCGGCCATGTTGCGGGCGCAGAACTCCCGCGTCGGCAGGCCCGGTTCGATCTACTCCGACTAGGTGACGAATGGCCGAGACCGCTGAAGATCGCATCCGCCGGATGAAGGCCGAGCGTGAGGGGAAGCCGGGCGGCCCGCCGCCTCCCCGGACGCTGTCCTACAACGAGGACGGCTCCGTCACGGACCTCTCTGCGCCGAAGCCCGCACCCGCACCGTGGAGCCCGTCCACCTCTGGCGACAGCGACCGCATGTACGCCCTCGTCGGCGGCACGAACGCGGGGGCGATGGGGCGCCTGCACCCCGCCATCCCGCTGCCGAGCGGCGTCGGCATCGACGAGTACACGGCTGGCGACATGGCCGCGAACCCCGCCGGTCGCAACCTCTACCCGAACACGAGCGGAGACCCCACGAAGGCGCCGAACTACTCCCCTCGGCCCGCCGCCAGACCGGCCGCACCGCCACCTGCTGCGCAGCCCGCCCCTCCAAGGGCAGCGCCCAACGCGCCTGCGCCTCGGCAAGCGCCCGCTCGGCAGGCAGCGCGCCCCGTCGATCCGCGCGAGCAGCGCAACCGCGACTGGCATGTGCTCGGCAAGGACTGGCTCCACAACAAACTCGTCGATGCAGCAGATGCAGCCGGGATGCCCGACCCTGCGGCGTGGGCTGGCGAGCAACTGCGGATCATCGTCGCGAACAACCCCAACTCGAAGGCGCATCCGCTCGCGGTGGAAGCACTGCAACGGACCCCGGAGGCCCGGTGGGCCGTGCCCGGCGGCGGCAGGTTCGCAGGTGGCGTCGAGGGCCAGAAGCCCGCGAACCGCGTCATGCCCGCGGCCGTCGCCGGTACGGAGACGCCCCTCGCCATGGTGCCGAATCCGACGATCGGCATGAAGGCTCCGGCGCGAGGCCCCCAGCGGCCGGTCGAGCCGGGGCTGCCTCCGGCACCCGCGGCCGGTAACGGTCGGCCCGGCCGCATCCCGCCGCCACTCCCGAAGGGACCGGCTCCGCGGGTTGATCCCCGGAAGCCCCCGGTCCCCGGGTTCGAGCGGTTCACCACCCGCGACGGCGCCCATGCGTTCGACGGCCAGATTCACTCCTACGATCCGGAGACCGGCACGGTCAAGATTCAGACCGCGACGGGCCACAAGGTCTCGATCGAGTACACGTACCTCGACGACGACTCGAAGAAGAAGTTCGAGGGCCGCGTTGCCGAGCACAACGAGAAGGTCGACTTCGAGGACGAGAAGGAAGACTTCGCGAAGAAGCACGGCGTCGGCGCGTACGAGAACCGCTTCGCCCCCGAGATGGCCTTCCCCGAGCACCGCGGCCCTGACGGCATGGGCGGAGCACGGCTCGCTGCTCGACGCGGCAAGGATCGTGACGCTGCCCGCCAGAGCGCCGTCGATGCCCACAACATCGCGATGGGCGTGAACCCGGAGCCCGCGCCTGTGGCCGACATCCCGCCCGCGGCCAAGGCTGCCGCGGAGGATGTGGCCCTCCTCGCAGCATTCGCGGCCAAGGATGCCGAGGCCAAGGCTCCTCCGCCCGCCGAGCCCGCTCATCTCGCCGCCGGTCGTCGCAACGTGGCGGATCGTGCCGCTGCCGACGCCGCTGGTGAGGCCGCGCTCGCCGAGCACTTGGAGTCGGGCGCGAAGGGGCCTCCGCCGCAGGAAGCGGCCGACATGATGGACCGCAAGTTCAAGGCCGCCGCTGCGAAGTATCGGCTCCACGAGGCCAAGTACCGGGCACGCAACATCGACCTCGACACGTTCGCCCAGCAGATGGGCGTTGACACGGGGATGGTGTCGCCCGAGGTGTACGAGGCCGGGCAGAACATGATCCACTCGGTCACGGAGCACAACAACCGCCAGCGCGAGACGGCGAACCGGCACCGCGAATCCAACATGCACCCGGCAGCGATGGCCGCTTCGGCCCGGAAGGTCATCGACGACCCCAACTCCACGCCGCAGCAGCGGGCTCACGCCTACACCATGATGGGCCAGCCCGCCATGGCGCAGGCCGAACTGGCCGCCCACGCCACGGTGGAGTCTGCCCGTCACAAGGCCGAGGCGGAGGCGAACGCAAGCGGCGGTCGGGCTCCGGCGGAAGAGAAGGAGCCAGACCCGCTCGCCGTCACGGTCCACGACGCAGTCGATTCGCTGCCGCCGGGATCGTCATTCGACACGATGGTGGCCGCCGCCCAGCACGCGCTTGAGGCGCAGGGCATGGGCGAGGTCGACGCGAAGGATCGAGTGCGAAGCGTGCTCGGAGACCGTGCGTGGTCGCGGCTCGCCAGCGGCAGCGTCTCGTCGGGCTCTGCCGAAGCGTTCTTCTTCTGGAAGATGGTGATCGGGAAGCAGCAGGAGGTGGAGGCCGCGACTGCGGCTGGCAAGCCTGCTCCGCCGCCGCTCTCCGAGAGAGAGTTCATTGATCTGGCGCGCCAGCACGGCATCAAGGACAGAGCATACGCAGCCAAGTGGTATCACCGATTCCGAGGCACGAGGCCGCCCGCCGCTGGTGGCGTGGGCTCAGACGACTCCGCAGCAGTGGAGTGACCGATGGGTCTGGCGTACGACACTGCGGACGACCTGCGCGCCGCAGCGCAGCGCACGGCGGCCGGGGCTGACCCGTCCCAGCCGGGGCTCGTCGGCCGCACCCTCCGCGGCGTCAGCAACGCCCTGTGGTATCTCGACACGCCCGGTGCGGTCGTCCGGTCCGCCATCGACTACGGGATGGATGGGCAGTGGAACAACCCGCTCGACGCGGCACAGCGCGTCAGCCCGGATGACATCGCCGAGCGAGCCTTCGGAGTCTCGAACCCCGTCGGCAAGTTCGTGCTGGGCACGGCCGTCGGCGTAGCCACCGACCCGCTCACCTACCTCGCTGGCCCGCTCAAGGCCCTGACCCCGGCTGGCAAGGCGGCACGGGCGGCTGGCCTGCTGGACGACGCTGCCGAAGTGGCGAGCCGCCAACTTCAGGACCGGGCAGCGAGAGGGATGGTGACTGATCTGCCCGGGCGGGCGAAGCGGACGCTCCGGGCGCTCGGCCGCGACTCGATCGACAACTTCACCGAGCACTCGGCCCGCCCGCTCGTAGGCCAGCGTGCGGCGCAGAGGCAGGTCACGCTACGGCAACTCGTCGATCGAGTGAAGGACCCCGATCAGGCAGCCCGGCTCCAGCAGCACCTTCAGGGCTACCTCTCCAAGAAGAGGCTGACGTATGGAGACATCGCGGACACGCCCCTCTCGGGCTCGTGGGGGTTCGGCGGTCTTGTCGGTGATCCGCTTGGTGCGACTGTGGGCGATGCTTCGGCTCGCTTCTTCGATGCAGTCGGCGAGTCCGTACGCTGGTCCCCTGTCGGCAGGCTTGCGCACAAGGTCAGCAACAAACTCACGGGCGGGACGCTCGACCCGATCTCGCAGGCGGCAGCCACGGAGATCAACACAGCAGGCAACGCAGGTGCTTCGGCAGGCGCACGCGAGGCTGGCGACGTTGCGCAACTCATCCAGTTCGCCGAGGTGCCGGACGCCGTAGCGAGGAGGACCGGCATCAGTGACGCCAAGGGGGTGGACGCCGCCGAGGCCATCGACCGCTACCTCGAAGGTGTCGCTGCCACGCCCCGCGACATCGACTTCGTCGAGAACACCCCGAAGATTCGCGAGTTCGTGGAGAAGTGGGGCGTCATGCGCTCGGACCTCCTCGACAAGAGCAAGACGGCTGGCATCAACGCCCACCAGTTGAGGCACAAGTTCGGTGCGGCATACCGCCCGTACATGATGACGACCGCGCTGGACAGGGAGATCCTCCAGCAGGGCGCCAGCAAGGGCGGCTACTTCGATCTGTCCACCGGGGACATGATCCGCCGCAAGAGGTTCCTGCAACTCCCGGGCGGCATCGACCAACTGCGGTACTACGCCAAGAAGAAGGAGTTCCTCGGGGGCCGGGACATCAACCCCGCCACGGGCCAGCGATGGACCGACGACGAGGTCGCCAACTGGCTCGTGTCGGACATCAACAACCCGACGGGCGAGTACTACAGCACCGTGCAGGGCAGTGAGGCGGCGCTGTACCCGACCCGAGCCGCCGCCGCGAAGGGGCTCACCAAGAAGCAGCGCAACACCGTCGGGGTTCTCAGCCCTGACCTCCAGACGCCAACGGTGACCAAGGGACAGACGCGCCAGATCGCCAAGTTCCTCAACCAACTCGACCCCGCCGACCCGGTCGTGTTCGGCAACCACCCCGCGGAGGCCGTGGCGCGGTACACCACCGGGCGCATGCGTGCCATCGCAACCGGCGAGGCACTCGCGGACTCCGTGATCAGCCGGGCCGTCGCCGGTTCCGCGGGCGCGAACCCGGGCGGCAAGGCTGTGTCGCTGCGTGACGCCCTTGCCAGAGTCGGGCTCAAGTCCCAGCGGACGGCGGGCTCGCAACTGGCGGGCGGTGCTGCGGCCCGGGCGCGAGAGGCCATCGCCGAGAAGTTGCAACAGCAGGGCAGGCAGGTCCGGGCCGACGACGTGGACCTCTCGTCGTACTTCGTGCCGGAGTCCTTCATCGATCGGCTGACCAAGGCACAGAACCTTGTGTCCGCCCCCAAGGAGTCCGGGCCGTTCGGCAATCTGATCCGCGAGATGAACCGCGCCTTCAAGGCACAGGCCCTCGCGCGACCCGCCCGCATCACGCGCGACTGGCTCAGTGGCATCATCGGCAACTTCATCACCGTCGGCGATCCGCGGCCCCTCGTCCAGAGCATGTGGCACTCGCAGTCTCTGCTCGACGGCAACTACGACAGGGCCATCGGGTTCATCCGGGGGATGCCAGCGTACGCCAACGTCGGCGGCGACGAGGCCACGCTCAAGGCGTACCTGTCGGACCTTGCCGAGGCCGGTGTGCTCAAGGGGATGGGTGGAGTCGAGCGAGAGATCGGCGACCGCACCGGCAAGGCGCTGCTCGAAGTGCTGCCCGGGTCCACGCCGCTCAACGTGCCGATCCCCAACGCGCAGACCGTCACCGACATCGTCACCGACAAGAACTCCCTCGACCTCTTCGGCGTCAAGGGTGTGTCGATCGGCAACCGGCCGAGGACGTGGGGCCAGTACGCCAAGGACTCCTACGCCGACCCACTTGGCGTGACGTCCTCGGCGCCCGATGCGGTCGTGCGGCGCACTACGAACAACCCGATCTTCAAGAAGTTCGAGGACGCTGGAGAGTGGTCGGACGCCCACACTCGTCTGTCGGGGTACAACGCGCTGCTCGCCCAAGGCGTCTCACCGAAGGAGGCGGCCCGCAGACTCAAGGACGTCCACGTCGACTACGAGAGCCTCACCGAGTACGAGAAGCAACTCCGCGACACGTTCGTGCCCTTCCTTGCATACACGCTGCGGTCGGGCCAGTACGCCGCCAAAGAGATGCTCAACCCGGGCGGCTCGTACGCGCAGGTCATCAAGGGTCTCGACCGCTTGCAGGGCGACGACGACGAGGCATACCTGCCGCAGACCTACCGAGAGCGCGGAGCGTTCGGTATCGCCGAGGACACGCTCCGATCGGCGGGCGTGCCCGACGCGCTGAACTTCGCAGCGGCGCCGGAGGGAATGTCGTCCGTGTTCAGCGGCGTCGACATCCCCGGCATGAGCGCCCTCAACATGCTGTCGTACAAGCCATCGGCAGCAGGTGCCGTCGACTCCATCTCCGCATCCGCCAACTCGACCGCGCAGAACATGCTGTCGCAAATGTCCCCGGTCGTGAAGGCCGTGGCGGAGACGGCGACGGGCGTCGACTCGCACACGAAGCGACCCATCGGTGCCGTGCCCACGCAGTGGGACAAGGTCCTCATCGGAGCGACGGGCAACAAGGACGCCCGCCTGCCAGCCATCGCGAAGCACGCACTCGACATCGGCCTGCCCGGCCTTGGCCCCGCGTCTGGCCTTGTGGGCACCGCACTCGACCCGCGGCTCGACCCGCTCGAACGAACTGGTCAGGCTGCGTGGAACGCGATCATGCCGGTGCGGCGCAACTTCGTTGACGACTCCCAGCGGAGGCGTGACGAACTCGCTGTGATCGACGAGATGATCTCTCGCGTCCCGGGCAACCGAACCTTCAGTAAGACCACGCTGCCGGACGAGGTCGTCGCCACCCTGCCGCCGGAGTTCCAAGCGCTGGTCGCCCGCAAGAAGCAGATCGAGAAAGAGATGCGGACCGAGGCCAAGTCGGTCAAGACTCCCGAGGGACGGGCCAAGAGGTTCCGCTCGACCCGCACCAAGAGGCAGCCGCAGCAGGCGGGGTAGCCGAACACCATCGGCAGTCGGATGGTGAGGGGGCACACCGACTCCCTGCGCACGGCAGGAAGTCGGTGGGAATGTCAGTCGGCTGGAGCCGGAGACACACCCTACTCGGTCGCTGGTTTTGGTCACGCAGTCGCGGCCGTTCGACCCTGCACTGCGGGTGAGAGTCACACGCCCCGTCCGGACAGTCGTACAACCGACGGGCACTCACCATGCCTGCTTCCAGCAGGAGGCCATCGCATTGGGCTGTGCTTTCGCCTCGGCCGCTCGGCTGCGATGGATGCCGTTCAAGTTGACGGCATCGATCCTAGCGCGTTCCGCGACATGGTCAATGCGTCCGTCACCCTGCGTCCAGCGGCCGTGGCGCTGCGATCCGGTCGAGGAGTTGCGTGTAGTCGAGGTAGTTCGTCTCGGCCAGCCCGGGCGTGGCGTGAGCCAGATACTCCATCGCGGCCCCCTTCCGGTCCATCTCTGCGTGGGTCGCCCCGCTTCGCCGCAGCCATTGCGTCCGGCCGCCCTTCAGGCCCGCCGCCTCGTACGCCTCGCGGATCGCGGCGAAAGCGTGGCGCCTCGACACGGCCCACTGGAACACGGTGCCGTCCGGCGAGAGTGCCAGCAGTTGCTGCAAGCGTTCCGCGGTACTCTGCGACAGCCGCTTGATCACGGGCAGGCCCGTCTTGCTGGCTGTCCACGCAACCCCGCCGTGAACGAGTGCTTCGCCACGGAGGGAGTAGGCGTCGGAGAATCGGGCCCCGGTTTCGTAGACGAACATGGTCCACGCGGTGAGCCAGAGCGCCTTCGGGCAGCCGCTACCCCGAAAACGCGCCGAGATATTGAGATCGCTGAACCTATTGACAGCACCCGTAAGATCGTCGCGTCGGAAGGCACGAGTGACCCTGCGAGGGACCTTCGGCTGGACGACATGGCGGATGGGATTCTTGATCACCTCGATCTCGATCCCATGCCGCCAGATTGTGATTGCGCTGCGGCGCTCAGACCGTATACTGATCGGCGACAGACCAGACGTTCTCATGGAGGAGAGCCAGATGTTGACGCGCGTGCCATCGATGTTCGCAGGGGTGATCCCAGCGGCATCCATCTTCGCCGCCGTCCTCCGGATGTTCGCCGCGTATCCCCGCGAGACGTCTCTTCCCAGCAGGTAGTTCCCAGCCACCTCACCCATTGACCCCATACCTGTACCCCTGTACACTACGTCCTTTTCAGACAGAATACCGATGACGTTCAGCGACTCAACCACCCAACTGACTGATGAAGACATGGCCGACACCTTTCACGGTGACGGCGGCGAGGAAGCGCTACGTTCGGGACGTAGAGGTCGCACGTTCGAATCGTGTCGCCCCGACTCCGACCTCCCGGCCGCCATGGAAACATTGGCGGCCGGGCAGGTACTTCTCGTCGAAGGTCTCCCGAACCGCGTCTACCACGGGCTGCCATGCCCCTCGAAGTCCCCGCTGTGGGACTTCAGGCACCGTGGCCCGGTCTGGTACGACCAGCGCTACGTCACCCGATCCCAGTCTCCCTTCTCTTCGGGGGCATTGCAACTCGGGTCGGTGGTTCATGCCGCCCTTGAGTTCGGGCCCGGGAAATACCGCGGTCACCTCTCGGAAATCCCGGCCGAGTACTTGACCGCTTCCGGTGGACTCTCCTCCTCGGCGGCGGCCAAGGCGTGGGCGGCCGATCAGGACCCGGACCTGCCGCTCGCCAGCCCGGCCGACCTCGCCACCTGCGAGGCGATCCTCGACCAGTTCTTCAAGAACTCGAAGGCCGTCGAACTGTACGAGCAGATCGCGTGGCACGAGTTGTCGGCGATCCACCATCGCGACGACGGCCACCTGCTCCGCTGCCGCTTCGACGCGGTCACCCACCTCGGCACCGTGCTCGATTGGAAGACGTGCCGCACCCCGCGTCCGCTCGATGACTTCCACAAGGCGGTGCTCGACCACGGCTACCACTATCAGGCGGCCCTCTACGGGGAGATCGCCAAGGCCGCTGGCATAGGCCACGGCGGCATGGTGTTCGTCGCCATGTCCACAGTCCCGCCGCACGAAGTGCAGGTGGTGTATCTCCCTGACGCGCTCGTCGAGCGATGCGTCCAGTGGATCGCCGACGACCTCGAAGAGATCGAGGTGCGGCGCGAGACCGGCAACTGGCTGCCCGCTGGGTACGGCCACATCCACGAACTCAAGTTCCCCGCGTGGTCCCTCAAGGAGATCGACTGATGACCGAGCAGACTGAACCCACCGACCTCGACGGCATCGTGTGCCGCCGCGACTCCCGACTCAAGCCGCAGACCTCGTACTACCCATCGATGGAGTCGGAGTTCACCGACGTCCTGTGTGCGGCGAAGTGCCGTGCTCGGGCGGAGTTTGCCCCCGTCAAGAAGAACGCCAAGGGCAACTACGGGATGTACGCCACGCTCGACGAGGTGATCGACGCCGTCACCCCGGCCCTCTCGAAGCACGGCCTCGACCTCGCCAGCAAGACGGTCGTGATCGGCGACCAGCAACTGCTGGTCACGACGCTCCGCCACACGTCGGGCCAGTTCGAGCGCGCCATGTCGGTGATCACCGAGAAGCAGCCGCAGAAGATTCTGTCGGAGACGACGTACTTCCGCCGCAACCACGCGGCCTGCCTCTGCGGGGTGGCCGCGGATTCCGACCTCGACGGTGCCGGTCTGGAGGGGCCGAAGGCCAAAAGCAATGCGGCCCTCTCGCTCGCCAGACAGGCACTCGTCGCAGCGCGCACCGAGCAGGACCGAGACACGGTGCTCGCGAAGGCCGCCCTGTCTGCGGCTGCTGGCCGCATGACCGAGGACGAACTGATGGGCCTGCGTCGTGACCGGGAGGCGATGAAGCCGCTCCCGAAACCCAAGGAGGTGGCGAGTGCTCAGTAGCCGCGAGATCAAGGAGATCGAGTACCGGATCGAGAACCTGTCGCTCGAAGTCCTGCCGAGGATCGTCAACGTCGATGTGCCACGCCTCATCGAGGAGGTCAGGGCACTCCAGTCAGTCCTGTTTGTTCGCACGTTTCTTCAAGGAGGGATTCCACATGGATCGGATCGGGTCGAGGTCGATGCAGGTGTCGAAGGCGGTGGAGATGTACCTGTCGGGCGTGTCGGTGATGAAGTCGGCGATGGCGTGCGGCATCTCGAAGACGTCGCTCTACGCCTACCTGAAGTTCACGAACACACGCCGCCCGCCGTTGAGGAGGGGTCTCCCGAACCGTACGGACCCTACCCCGCAGGAGATCGAAGAGCGGGCCGCAGCCATCAGGGAGAGTTGGAGCCCGAGTGAGCGGGCCACCCGCTACGTGGGCGCCAACTACCGGAACGAGCGGCTCCAGCGGATGTACGCCTCGCTTCGCCGCCGCCTCGCGACGGAGGCAGCGTGATGCAACACCCTGCTCGCACCCTGTTCGTCGACCCCCGGCCGAAGCCTCGTGACTACCAGCAGTACTCCGTCGAGTCGCTGCATGGTGCCATGTGCTCGGACGGGATCGCACTCGGGGAACTCGCCACCGGGACAGGAAAGACGCTGGTCGCCGCCATGCTGTCCGAGCGTTACCGCCGGACGTTGGTGATCGATCCTCGCGTGGTGCTGTGCGGGCAGATCGCCAAGGGCATCGAGGAGTACAGGCTCCGAGACGTCGAGGTGGAGCAGGCTGACAAGTACGCCCGCTCGGACGCCCCGATCGTCGTGGCCTCGCTCCAGTCGCTGCTCACAGGGAACCGGGGTGCGAAGTTCTCGCCGGACCTCGTCATCGTGGACGAGGCCCACTATGGCTGCACCGGGCCAGCCAAGGACCTGCTCGACCTGTACCGCTCGCGGGGCGCCGTAGTGTGTGGCTTGACAGCAACCCCTCACGGCAGCCCCGCGATGCGGTACTACGGAAGGTGCCCTGTCCAGTACGGCGTGGTGCCAGCCATTGCACACGGCTGGCTCACGCCGATCTCGGCCAAGCGAGTCGTGCTCCGCGGGCTGGACACGAGCGCCATCCGTGGCGGGCTCGGTGACTTCTCCGCCGACGACGTGACTCGCATCCTCAAGGACGAGGCGCTGATCCACGAGCACGCCGCACTCGTGGCGGCGAACCACAAGAAGCGCGGCGCCGTCTACTGCTACAACCGCGCCCACGCCATCGCGTTCCGCGACATGATCGAGGGGCGGTACGGCGTGAAGTGCGCCCTCGTCCACTCGGGGATGAGCGTTACGCAGCGGCAGGAGGAGATGCACCGCTACGAGTCGGGCGAGGCCAGCCTCATCGCGAACATCTCCATCCTGACCATGGGGTGGGACTCCGCCGTCGAGGAACTGCATCTGCTGATGCCGACTCGCAGCCTCCAGCGCTACCTCCAGATCGTGGGCCGCGCCCTCCGCCCGGGCAAGGGCGTCGTGGACGGGCAGCCGACCGAGTACCTGCGTCGGCTCGCCATCGCACAGGGGCCGAAGCCTCACTGCCGCATCCTCGACTACCAAGACAACACGAAGTTCCATCGCGTGTGCTCGGCCATCGACGTGGTGCTGCCGCCCGCCAAGGTGGAGAAGTACCGCGAGAAACTTCTCAAGCGATCCGAGGACGAGGAGGTCGAACTCGCCGAGGTCGAGGCCGAACTGCGGGAGCAGGAGCGGCTCGACAAGGAGCGTGCCCTCGCAGAGATGGCCGCGGAGAAGGAGCGGCGTGCGCAGATTCGCGTCGGCGTGCAGTTCGACTCCGAGTCGGTGGACGTGACCGGCAAGCCCACGGTCGAGACGCCGAAGCGACGGGAAGCCCGGATGCTGTGGGGCCCCTACAAGGGCCAGCCCGTGCGGACCATCCCGAGGCAGGACCTCCAGAAGATTCTGCGGACGATGCGCCGCAGCCCCGGCAACGAGTGGCTGGTCAGGGCGATCAAGAGGGAACTGTCGAAGGTGCCCGCATGAACACGATGCCAAGCGAAGACCACGAGTCGCTGTGCATCGTCACGCAGGGCAGCCGATGGGCCGTCACGCTGGCGTACCGCAACGGCTCGGCGAACTCGATGCTGGCGAAGGACATGTGCAACGTGGACGAGTACCGCGAGACGCCGCGCCACCTGCTGACGGCGTCGTTTCCGGTCGACCGCCCGTGCGTCACCTTGCAGACGGAGGCCGTCTGCATTCTGGAGAACGCGGATCAGGTGGAGGCCATGGCGAAGTGGCTCATCGCCGCATCGACTGCCATGCGTCAGGCCGAGGAGATGTTGGACATGGAGGAAGACGACGATGAATCCGATGCTGCGTGACGTGCTGCTGATCGTCACCACGTCGCTGGTCACCCTCGCGATCTCGGCGGTGGTGATCATGGTCGTGGTGGTGCGGGGCTTGATGGAGGAGATCGAGCGAGACAACGCAAGGAGGCGGCGATGAACTGGACTCGTGATATCGGGTGGGTGTTTCTGCTGTTCGTGGTGGTGGCGTGGATCGGCGGGCTGCTAATCGGCGACGACGTCGACGCTCCGGCCATCCGCAAGTGTGCCGACAAGACGCTGCCCCCAGCGTTGACGGACATTCTCTCCCGGCTCCCGGCCGCTGATGCCGAGCATGCCCGGGCTGGGGATGGCTGTCTCATTACGTGGGCCCACGAGGGGACGCACTTCGTGAACTCGCGGCACAGCAACGGGAAGCAGCGCGGCTTCTACCTGCTCGACGGCGTGGCGTGGCAGGTGCCGATCCCACGCAGGACGAAACTGGCTCACGTCGCCGACGCGATCCCGGCCCAGCACAGGGGCAAGACCTACAAGACGTACCTGATCGAGGCGCAGCGGGACTGGCAGGACGTTGCCATCTACCCGCTCGACGAGGCGGCTGCGTACACCGCCGGGTGCATCACCCGCAGGGAACTCGGGTGGGACCGACGGCAAGAGACCGACCGATTCTGCATCGAGTTGCTCGTGTACTCGAAGTACGCCGTCGAGCAGGTGTGCCGCAGGGAGGACGACTCATACCCCAAGGAGGAACTGCGCGCCCTCTACGACCTGCTGGTAGCCCGGGCCCGGCTCGCGATCGAGAACTTCGAGGCACAGCCCTTCGCCGACGTGCTCGGCGAGGACGGCAGGGAACTCCTCACGCAGGCGGAGGAACCCGATGGCTCGTAAGAAGGAGCCCGACCGCAAGTGGCTGGAGGCGTACGCATTCCAAAGCGAGCGGTGTGCTGTGTGCTACTGGCGGAAGTACCGCCCGGGCAAGCGGTGCGAACTGCACCACATCGTCGGCAGGAGAGGGCGTGACCCGCACCACCATCGGAACCTGATCCTCGTCTGCGAGGAGTGCCACCGCGCATACCACGCAGGCATCTCGGGCAAGCCGCTGACGCTGGGCCACATCCTGAAGGCGAAGGAAGAAGAGGACGGCGAGGTCGACCTGAAGTTTCTTGCCGGGCTGAAGGGGAGGGCGGGCCTAAAGGAGGACCCGACCGAGTTGCCAGAGTGGGCGAAACAGGAGCGGCGACGGAACGCCGGAAAGTGATGAACAGTCGTGCCAAGGGTGCCAACGGAGAGAGGGAACTTGCCGCCCAGTTCAGTGCGATGGGCTACACGGCACGCCGCACGCAGCAGTACTGCGGCACGGCCGGTGACAGCGACGTCGTGGTCGACGAACTGCCGGGCCTGCACTTCGAGTGCAAGCGCGTCGAGCGGCTCAACATCGACAACGCCATGGCGCAGGCGTCCACCGACGCGGCCAAGGCTGGGGCGATCCCGGCGGTGTGCCACCGCAAGAACGGCGGCGAGTGGATGATCACCGTGCGGCTCGCCGACATGCACGTCTTCGCGGCCCACGTCCATGGCGCGAGGAGCCGCGCATGAGTACCGTGCAGATGACGCTTCCGGAGTTCGACCTTGCTGTATCAACTGCGATGATGCGGATCGTGGCGTCATATTCGCAGGGCCTGAACCACTCCTCGACATACAAGCGGGACATGATCACCCGCCTCAAGGAAGAGGTGGTCGGGGCGTGCGGCGAGATCGCACTCGGCAAGGCCACCAACAAGTGGTTCGTGCCCAGCATCAACACATTCCACAATCGCCCCGACTTCCTCAAGGACGTAGAGGTTCGGGCCACCGACCGCGCCGACGGCAGCCTGATTGTCAGAGACAACGACGCCAACGACCGTCGGTACGTCCTCGCCATCGTCGAGGGCACTGGCGTGAGGCTGGCGGGCTGGCTGCCCGGGGGCGAGGCAAAGCAAGACCAGTGGATCAAAGACCCGCATGGACACAGGTCGGCATGGTTTGTTCCGCAGCGTGCGCTGCGGCCAATGTCCGACTTCATATCGGAGGGGGTGCAGTGATGGGATTGTTCGATCGGCCGAAGGTGCAGGACGGCGTGGCGACGTACGGCATGGGCGCCAAGCGCACGGCGAAGGACGTGCGGTTCGAGTTGCTCACGCCGGTCGGGCTGCGGCGTGTGGCGCAGGCCAGCCACGAGGGGGCGGAGAAGTACGGGGCGTTCAACGTCGAGCGGGGTTTGCCCATCAGCGTGTTCTTGAACCACGCCCTGTCGCACATCTACTCGTACCTCGAAGGCGACAGGTCGGAGGACCACCTCGGGCACGCCGCGTGGAACCTGCTGTTCGCCTGCCACTCGGAGGAAGTGTGGCCCCAACTCAACGACGACCTGCGTCAGCCGGGTTGCCGCCCGCCGAAGGCCGCCAACGTGGAGGTGCAGCAGTGACGTTCGACCACCTCTCGCGGCAGGAGATCGACGGGGCGTACCGCAGGCTGTGCGCTGCCCTGATCGGGCAGGCTGCGTTCGTGCTGGCCGACCGGGGGCTGCGGCGGAACGAGAAGAAGTCCGCCCTGCTCTACCGGCAGGAACTCAGGCGGCAGCGGGACGCAGCCCGGTCGTGGATGTACGGGGGCGATGCAGTGATCCCGTTCTCCGAGGCGTGCGAGCACCTCGGGCTCGAAGAGGGCGGCGTGCAGGATGCGCTGGAGCGGTTCGCCAACGACCCGGACATGACCCTCGGCCGGAGATGGCGGAACCCTGCCGCGGCTGGGCGGAAGGCAGCCATAAAAGCAGGGAAGCCCGGGTCTGCCGCATAGATGGACGGCAGTTGCGCACTGCCGCATGACGATGCATACTGTTCGTTCGTACACGCACCCCCTCTCGGGGTCCGTGCATGATTCCGCAGCCAGCCTGCCCCCCGACGGATCGGGTGGCGGGCGGCTGCTGGTCCTTGCGGTGCTGGCCCTCGCCCTGCTGCTTGGGTGCGCCGTTGCCGGAGGTGGGTGTGCCGTCTACAAGTTCAGGGACAGGGCCCGGCAGGCGCAGGAAGCGCTCCGGCAAGCCAACGGGGCGATCGAGTACGAGCCCCTGTCGACAGTCAGCGACGGATCGTACACCGAGGAAGCAGGCGGCGGCCGACCCCGCTCCCTCGGCGTGCTCAACAGGCTCCGCTCCCGACTGCGCTGACTGCGGCTCCCGCCCGGCGACGGTGGGCGTGGACAGCCACGGCCTGCGGTGCGAGCCGACGCTGTGCCCGCGCTGCCATGAGAAGGCGTGCGCCCGAACGTGGCGGGCCGACTCGTGGGTGAGGCAGATGCGATGAAGAAGAAGCGTCGGCTGTCGTCATCGCAGAAGGCGATGGCGGAAGAAGCGCTCGGGCTCGTGCCTGCTGCCGTGCGAATGTTCGTCGCTCGGCACCCGTGCTACGCCCGGCTGATTCGACACTGCGACCTGAATGGTGCAGCGGAGTTGGCTGTCGTCGAGGCGTCGTTCACCTACGATCGGTCGAAGTCGAAGCCGACCACGTACTACGGGTCGGCCATCCGCCACGCCCTTCTCAAGGAAGTGAAGCGTGTGCAGCGATCGAAGGAAGCGGCCAACGAGCGCATCGATCTCGGCAAGGCCCTCGGCATATCGTTCGCCACCGACCAGCGGCAGCAGGCCATGGCATGCTTGCGCCTGCTGCCGCCGGAGGACAGGGAACTCATCGAGGCCCACGTCTTAGAGGGCAAGTCCCTCAACGCCATCGGAAGAGACCGAGGCAGGGACTGGCGGACGATCAAGTCGCGGATGCTTGATGCGCTGGACGCGCTGCGGTCTTGCGTCTCCGACCATTCAGGAAGACCTTCGGATAGCCAAGACGACGAGCCTCCAGAGCGAACGCCACGTACCGACGAGACCAGTTTCCGAAGCGACTGCTAGTGCTGCGCCTCTTCCACTGGTACGGCGGGTAGGACACACGCATCTCGATGCGTTCCAGCGACAGGCCGGACTCGTACCACTGGGCCATCTGCTCGACGCGGGCCCGCTCCTCCGCGTCCTCGACGTAGCCCGCGCCGCCCCACCGCCAGCCGATTGGCGTGCTCTGCCGGGCCCCGCCGAACCGGACGCCGCGCTCGGACAGCACGCGCATGGCAGCGGCGGTACGCTCCGCCACCTTGCGGCGCTCGCGGAGATTCAATGCGAACTGAATGGTCGCCATCATCTCGCCGTCCGCAGTCTCCAGATCGTGCGGGATGTCAGGCATCACAAGCACGACGCCCCTCGCCCGGAACAGGGCCGAGGTCCGTAGGCCGTCGGCCGTGTCACGGAACGCACGGTCGCTGTGGTGCGTGACCACGTAGTCCCCGGGCTGGAGGTTCATCCACATGCGCAGGCCAGCGGGCCGCTCGGTGAACGGCTTGCTGCCCGAGACCGCCGCGTCGTAGTACCACCCGCCCCACTTGACGCCCTTGGGCTTGAGCAGGGCGGAGTACTTTTCCTTGACCGACTTGGACTGCACCTGCTCGGTGAGTTCCTGCTTGTCGGTGCTGGCTCGACCGTATCCGTAGCACGTAGCCATCAGTCGTCCTCCTCTTCAAGACTTTTCTGGTCAGGGTTGTGGATGAAGTAGTGCTGCCACGATGCATCGACCTCGGCCTGCAACTCCGTGTCGATGGACCGCCCGGAGTTTGGGTAATCCCCTCGCCCGCCGGTCTCGTACATCGCCGTCTCGTAGGCGATGCCGTCGGGGGTGTCGCCGTACATGGTCACCACGAAGACTCGCACGGGGCAGTGCTCCCTGTGCTTCACGAATGCGCTGCGCTTGGCCCGGCGAACCAAGCGAAGCGCGTACTCAAGAGCATCGGCCCCGGTGGGGAACCGCTTTTCGTCCGGCGACCATCTGCCGGGCCGCACGACCATCCAGTATCGTCCAGTCATGTCACACCCTCATTCTGTTATGGGCTACGAGGAAGAAGTACACGCAGACAATGATGCACCACGTCTGCACGATCTCAAGGACCGACGGATAGTTCATCGCACACCTCACGCACTAGCGAGGGAACCGAACACGATACGGCACCGTGCCGTATCAATCATCTCGTCGAGCAGGCCGAACCGACAGGCCCGGCCGAAGTACAAGTTCTCCACGACCACCCGCGGCGAGTGCGCCCGGGTCAGGTCGTAGAGATAGCAGTCGCCGGGTCTCACGTCGTCCTTGCGGGCGACCTGATTCCGGTTGAGGGTGACGGTCTCCGGGGACGCGATGTCCTCGATCACTGGGCACAGGTCATCCCACAGGCGGAGGCTGCGGTGGTACTGCCTCGGACTGGTCAGGCTGCGGCGCACGTAGTACGGCACGGCCGAGGCGCCGGGGATCAGCACCGACCCGCTGGTCGCCCGGCCGTACTCGTCGAGCACGGCGATGGCACCGTAGGCCCACAGGTATCCGGGC